TAATAATACTAATAAGAATAGAATAATAGTTCCATTCCTATAAGTTTGAGAGTAGATTTCTTTTCTTACAGGAATGGTATTAAATGCTAATGCAGAGTAGGAGTGGAACACTTTTCCATTCCAACAAATTTTCTCCTATATAGATATTCGGGGAGTTAAGGCCCGAAGGTTTTGAGGGTTTTTGAGGCCCCAAGGTACGGGGGGTCGGAAATGATGAGGTCTATCATCCTTATACATTATTATACATAAAATAAATGGCGGCGTTGCCGGAGCGCGGCGAAACTGATAAGAAAAGTTTCATAATACCTTTCTCACTTCAAGTCCGCGGCGCCGGAACGCTGCCATTTATGACAAAACAAGAGGAGGCCGAAGCCTCCCCTCTCATCAACAGTAGATTTTAGATAAGATTATGCAGAGTATCAATAGAGTAAAGAACAGCGTGGGCTCTGCGTTGCTGCGTCGCCGCATCACTTGCTTTCCTCCTCATGCGTAGGAAAGCCTGCAGCTGACCACGGCATGAGCATGTCATACTCGGTACCCCACTTCTGCATAAAGGCGTCCCACTCATCTGAGTCAACAAGCTGAAGGCACCTGATATCATTCAGATACGTAAAAACTGTGATTTTTCTGTACAAATCATCAGACTCATTGAGGGCTTCTTCAAGACCCTCGTCATCGTAGTATAGCTGTAAGCCTTGCTGCAGTGCAAACTCTGGTAAGCCCGTGTAGAAGTGTATCTGCTTTGGCACAAATGCACCACACAAAGTAACTTCGCCGCAAGGGTTGCTGTCAGTAGGCTTGTTGAGGAGCATAACATTGCTTACTCTAAGGGCATTAGCAATATCAGCTACAATCTCAGCGTATGCAGCATATGCCTCGAAGAAATCCCGCGTCGCAGCCTTGCTGACAAGAACCTCTTCATCAGCAGCTGCCTGCAGAGGCTTCAGTGTCTCTTTAAGAGCATCAAAGTGCTTCTTAACTTCGTCAAAATCAATGAATGGGTTAGTCATAGTTATTCCTCCGTCTTATCAGTAGTGTTCTTATTCTTTTCTGCTATGAACCAGTCTTCATAGTCCCAGAAGCGCTGGGATATTTGGTTTAATACCTGCTTGTAGGTGTCGTCGTACGTCTGTACAAGTTTAACAGCATCCCAACCTGTTTCCGGTCTATATTGAGCCTTGAGCGTCGGATAGACAATCTCATTAAGGTACTCTGGCGTGAGTGACTGCTCTCTCCATGTTTCGAACGGCGTCTCAAGCCAAGTCTTCAGGTCCTCAGGAGTGTCAGCAGGAATTTCAGGTTCAATAAGTGTATTCCCTGTACCCGGCGTACACTCAATGCCTGCCATGCTACCTACAATAGCAGACGCTTCACTTATAGTCGAAATCGCTTTGGGCGTCACGTTACTGGGCAGCTGCACTACAGTAGCAGGCGTCTTCTGCTGATAAGCATTAGCGTCGCTGCCATAGTGCTCCATCAAAGCGTCTAAATGATTGGGCTTATTGGTAGGCTGCACTGCTGGTGTGCGGGATAGAGGTGTAGATAAACCCTGCTTCTCAAGCATTGCAAACACCTGATTAAGCTTTGCAAGCTCTCGTTCCTGCATTGGCATAAGACCAGTAGTTTCCTGCTGGTCTATAAGCGCCAAATAGTTGCGGGTATCTACTTCACATTCTCTACAGTAGCGGCTGCGAGCCTTCGTCCCATCGGCGCGGGTACGCTTAATCTTAAAAGAGTCAAGCGGCAGTATGCAACCGCACTGTAGGCACTTCTTGTAGTTACTCACTGGTTGCCTCGCTTTCTTCCTGCTTGCCCATAGTCTGCTTCTTCTTTTCCTCAGCCCACTCTACGAGCTTCAAGAACTGCGGGTACCACTTTGGCAGTGCGTTCATCCCCACAAAGGTGATGTAGTCAGGCGTTGCTTTGCATACGGGTAATATCTGATATATTACCAGATTGCCCGCATCATCACAAAGACCAGCCTGTAGGTACCAGCCCCACCCGTCATAAACGCCGTCATCGTCAAAGGCAGTATATGGACCGAAGCGCAAAATCATTTCAGTACCATCATCATTCTTAATAAGGTCGTCAGACCAGAGTGCATGTCCATTCTTATCCGTGAATGGTGCAAGGTAAGTGTAGCAGGTTTCGTGCTCCTTCTCAGTGCAGACGCTGTATTTATTTGTATACTCAGGTCTGTAGCCGCGCTGAGACTCTACTAATTCAAGCCAGTGATAAGTTGCTTCAGGTGTCATTATCTTTCCTCCTCATAAACAGTCAATGCCGTGCATGTTAGTAACAACTCGGGGGTCAAGTATTTCGCGCCCATATATAGGCAGCTTTGCCGTCCACTGAGACGCTTCAGGCTTGTCCTCCAAAGCCTTTAATATCATATCAGTCTTTGCAGACAGTTCATCAGCAAAGTTGATGACCATAGCTTCTACTATGCAGGGTACTACCGGGCTGCCGTATTCAAGCTTACCATGGTGCGCCGCGATGATGTGTTCAAGCAGCAAGGCAATCTGCGGATACTTGGTGGCTGCATCAGAGGCGGCAACCATCTGAATACCTGCAATAATGTGCTCGTAGAACTTGCCCTGCATAGTCATCTCAAACTGAGACGTTTGCTCATTGCACTGATATGTAACAAGCTTACCAATGTCGTGTAGCATGGCACCAGCAATCAATAGGCTCTTGTTTATAAGTGATAATCCTTGCTGCGCCTGTGCTTCGCAGATTTGCACAGCATAGTTTACAACTTCGTAAGTGTGCTGAATGAGACCACCGGCCTGTACATGATGCATACCTACAGCGGCCGTTGCTTTAAACAAGGCCTCTTCATTATCGAAGAACAGCTCATCTACAAATCTTTTGCAACCTTCATCTAGTGCATTTGCAATATTGGCAAGATAGGCATAAGCAGCATTAAGGTCGTAGCCACGAGTAGGTGCAAACTGCTCAATCGTTACGTCGCTCATCTCGCAAGACGTCAGAGTAAGCTGCAAGGTGTTGTTGAACTCAGTAACAATAGCTTCGATGTGAACTACAGGACCAGTAGGTACCTCTGATGTGTCCCACATCTTAGCATTGATTGTGCTGCGTCCATCAGTGAGCGTACAATCAAGGTAGTCTTTACCGGTCTTTGTCTTGCGAATGCTGGCCTGACTGATGAGTAGTTCACCAGCCACTGTGCAGTTCTTCTGCACGTCTTTCAAGTTAATCTTCATTGTATGTCCTCCTTATATTTGACCCTTTCGGGTTTATGGCAACAGTGGTAAGGTGTCCTCAGCCGGTATAAAATGCCCACGCTGATAATCAATACCAGCTGAAGCATGCTTGCGGCGCAAAGTGTATGTAATTTCAACCGTGATAAAGTTCTCAATGCCGTGCACACTATAGCTGTATTTGTCAAGCATGTTATGCTTATCGCCATAGCATGTTGTTATTTGCTGGTCTAACTGGTTAAGTATGCTACAAGCAGCAAGTATCTTTTTCTTGGTGCGCGGTTCTTGTGCAGCGCGATTAAGTACTAACCGAGCACTTGCAAATACTGCATTGCAGAGCTCTTGCACCATTTCAAGCTCGTGAACTCTGTTTGCAGCTGTGGGACTTGCGTACAGTTCGGTACTATTCATTATCACTCACCTCCAACTTATCAGAATGAAATTCAAAGTAGGGTGTCTCGCCTACGTATGTATATTGCCTAAGCAAGGCTACCTCATCAGGGTCTGATTTATCTGGTGTGAAGTATATGCACGTTGTTTCATCAAATAGACGAATGCCAGCATCAAATACGATTTCAACAGCCTTTGCTGCAAGCGGGAATATGCTTATATCACCAGAGTATGGCTTAGCATGCCCGCGCGACAGTACACTGGTTATATCAGGTCCTCTGTATAGGTCCGTGCGCTCATGCTCAGCTCTGTCACGAATAACCTGTGCAACACCAACCATATCCTGTAGGGTCGCTGCACCCGCTTCAGCAATAACTACGCGCGTAACAAGCTCACGCTCGTCATCTGTAAGTATAAAGGCATCGTCGGTAGCTACAGGTACATATACTGTCTGCTGTTCAACTACTGTCTTCTCAACAGGCACCTGAACCTCTCTGATAACTTCAACAGGCACTTCTCTGATAACTTCTGTTGACTGAACAATGTTAGCTGTTGTCAACACAGCTGTTATTATTCCTGCAACAGTAGCACCTGCGAATATACAGAGGCTTGTCTTAAATCTACGTGCCTGACGCTCACGTTCACGCTCTACTAACTTGTTTGCTTCTACCATGTTCATAATACATTTTCCTTTCTTATTCAAGCCGTTGGCTCTTACTTGAAGGCGCACGCCTCTCTTATATTATAATTATAACATAAAAGAGGCACACAGTATGCAGCCTTTATTTCTAGTCATTTGACTTGCGGAGAAGGTTCACGTAATCAGCATAAGCATCGTAGATTGCATCAGGTGTAGCTACTGCAGGCACTTTATCTACCTTTTTAAGTGCTGCAAGTATCAACTCTGCATCAAAAGGTACTAGCGGATAACGTGTACAGCCAGTAGGTGGCGCTTTAGTGCAAGCGTATCCGTCTTTGTTGAGATTAAGGGCAACATCAGCCTTGACCCAGTCTCTACAGTAAAGTAAACAGTCAGGATTTACTACCATCAATGGGCACTCACTTATTAACTTATTGCTGTTTAGTGTACACCACTGTGTAACCCTTTCATATAGGTCCGTTTCAAAGTCACTATAGCCAAACGGATAGCAGTCAGTTAAGTCTAGGTCAGGCAGCTGCTTAGTTTCATCTATAAGCTGCTTCCATGCCTGCTGTAGGGCTATGAGCAGCACAGCTATCTTATATTTCTTATCCATGCTTATTCATCTCCTGTCTTAAGATAGCCGCGTCTATCGTATTTTGTCTTTGTGAGATATTCTTCTGGCACCTGCGTCACTTCCACATCCATGATGTCTTCGAAAGCGATATTTCTACTCGTTAGATTGCGAATTAACAGGTCTACGACCACATCTCCTGCCCCATGGTCAACTACAGCCTCAGCTTCCTTCAAAGTCTCGCATACTGCATCGTAGAATTTTTTCAATCGACCGTCGCCAAAATGGAATTCCTCATTCAATGCTATAAAGGCAGAAAAGAAGAATATAAACTGACAGCGCTGGTAAACAGCTTCTGCCTGCTCTTCACTTATCTGCCTTACAGCTTCTTGCTGCTTTCTTGTGAGTTTGCACTCACCTGGTAACCTTGCCTTCATTATACAGCTCCTTTCATACCTGAGCATAAGCATACGTATACAACTAACGCGTTTATCCTTCGAGTTCCCAGCTATTAACGTAACTTATAAACAGCTTGCAGAATTCAGTTACTGTAGAGTGGTTACCTACGTACGTATCTTTTATTTCTGCACAGGCACCGAGCATCAGACTAAGGTCTATCCAGCGTGTTACTCTATTACGAATGAGCTCCGGATAAACTACTTCACCGTGCAGCAGACTACCGGTAGAGGCCCTTGCCATCTCAGAGTATACTTCAGCATAAAGCTTTGGCTGGCGTCCTTTATTTATAAGAGCACTAGTGTATGCAGTTAATAAGCGCGTAGCATACTTGTAGCCGATAAGGTGCTGATAGGCGGTACCATACAGGCTCAAATACTTATCAACATAGAGGCTAAGCTTGTAATAGGATACACTGCTTATACGCTTGATGACTTCGTCAGTGTACTTAGTGATTGGTGTCATCATAAAATCCCCTCCTGCCATATATCATATGCCTCCATCTTATCGAGCATTTCCTGAGGAGGCCGCACTGCTGGAATGTCAATATCTGTCTTGTCACGCCATGTAGGCTTACATATAGCTACATCTACTGATACAGGAACTCTGAACAGTGTACGCTCTGTCTGTAACCAGCGCCAGTAAGGCAGCAGCTCGTCAGCTTCTTCATCTTTGATTAAGCCGTTAAGTGAGTCGTGTATCTGCAATACTATCTTTGACTGATAGTTATTTGCTCTGAGGAACTTGTAAATGTCTACCATTCTGGCTTTAGTAGAACCGGCAGATGAGCCCTGAATAATATAGTTTACGCAGGCATACTCACGACCGCGCTCAGCATAGATATACCTACCATCAATAGTGCGTACATAACCGCGTTCCTTCATGACTTTGTTTGCTGTTTTAATGAATATGTCAACCTCTGGAATGTTCTTCATGTATCTAGCAATAATAGAACGCGCTTCCTGTACGCTCTTGCCAGTCATGTTTGCAACCTTTTCAGCGCCTGCACCATATGTTACAGCAAAACCTACTGACTTAGCATCACCACGTTGTTCCTTAGTAACTTCGTCGATAGGTACGCTATATACGATTGACGCTGTAGCTTTGTGAATGTCATGACCTGCATTTATCATCTCCAGCAGATAAGCAGCTCTACTGTAATGTGCAAGTACTATTGCTTCTTGTGACTTGAAGTCAAAGTCGTACAGCGTCCAGCCTGGTGAGGCAGTGAATGCTGCTCTAACGCGAGCATCCTTGCGTCGTGGCATGTTCTGCATCGATGGTGAGCTTATTGAAAAGCGACCTGTCTTTGCTTCAATAGTATTGAAGTTGCAGTGTACACGATTAGCAGAGTCTGCCATATCATATATCTTTATTGCAAAAGTATTTAGTAGCTTCTGTGATGCTTTGAACTTCTGAATAAGGTCAACAAGCGGAATGCCAAGGTTGCTGAGGCGCTCCATTTCAAACTTATCTAGACACGGATTACCTCTTGTAATACCCTTAGCTTTCATAGCCTCAGTAGGTGGGTTATACTTTATATGCTTACCATAGCCAAGGTCTGTAAGTACGCTTGCAACCTGTGCACCTGAGTTGATGTTGAACATTCTACCAGCTGTCTTGTAGATTTCCTCTTCAGCCTCTTGAACTTCTTTTGTCAGCTCAGGGATAAGTACGTCCTTATAGTCAGGGTCTATTTCAATGCCTTCGCGCTCAGCCCAATAAGCAATCTTGCCTACGGCACATTCCTTATCATAAAGCGCCTCCCAGCCGTCTACACACTGAAGCAGCTGATACAGATACTGGAATATTACGCAGGCATTCCATGTATCGGCACCAGTGTAGTTTGTCATAAGCTCATGAGGGAACTGACGATAGTCTGTAATCTTGTACTGCGCCTTGTAGCTATTCAGCATGCGCTCAAACTTAAGAACAGGGTCATAGCACTTACGCTCAGTTTTCTCTGCATCTACCCATGTATACAGGCCATCTGCCTCTTTTGCAATATCGAACAAACTGTGCGTAAAAGCATTGCCGCGCGCAATCTTACTCGCGTAGAGCGTATCATGCAGTCTACCGCGTAACTGAACACCAGCATTTGCAAGCATGTGACAGTCGTAGTTTGTGTTGTGTGCGATTTTCTCAACCGATGTGTCTGATAACATATCAGAAAGCTTTCTAAGCTCAGCGTAGCGGTTCTTCAGGTCATCATACACGACATAAGAATGCTTACCATCGCAAAGAGATATGCAAAAAGGTAAGTCATTCGGAATGTCACGACTGCCGCTCTTAATGTAGCGGCGCACGAGTGACGGAGGCATCTTATTTGCAGGCAGGCCAGTCCAGTAGGTCTCAGTATCGAATACGATGAACTTTCTACCTGGCAGAAAGCTGAATTCTACAGGTTCTATGTGTGACAATACATACTCCGCACTGCACTCAATAAACCTGTCGTCACCCTTAAATGTTTGTGGGTTGTACTCTTCATAGTTTTTAGCTGTAACAGTAAGTTCCAGCTGCTTGGATTTAATCATCATAAACCCCTCCTTCATTATTTATTATAACACAAAAAGCCTCTACAGTGCACTATTTTCTGTCTCGGCTACGCGCGTGTAATAGTATCTCGGTACACGGCTGCTTGCATTTACCACCACTCTCCTTATGCGTGAAGCTTCAAGCAAGTCAGAGATTACAAGGCGTGTTTTCTCTTGCGTGAGGTGTGCTTCGTTAGCAAGCATTGCATATGACATATGCTTAACAACACGGTTTGCATTCAGTGCATCTATAGCTTTAAGTACAGCCTCGCACTCAGCTGTCTCCGAAGTAATTGTTATCTGGGCCATTTATTAACACCTCCTTATATCCATCTTCTGTTGCAGCCACAGAGCATATCAGCGATGTTAGCGTAGATACTCTATATACCTGTACACCATTATGCAGCAGCATTCTTATACCCTGCGGATATTTATAGCTGTCGCCATAATACACTGTTTTTATGCCACTGTTTATAATGAGAGCACTACACTGTATGCACGGGGCCTTTGTACAGAACATAACGGCATCCTCGCAGTTAGACGTACATTTGGCTAGTGCATTAACTTCTGCATGAATGCAGCGATACTTGTCGCCTGCGGCACATAAGCAGCGTGTGTCACCGGCACCACCATTTATGCCAATAGATAATACTTGATTACCATTCTTGCTAACGATGATTGCAGCAACTTTGCCTTCCTTACACTTTGACAGCTGCTGCAGGTCCTGTGCAAAGCGCATAAATATTAAAGCCTTTTTATGCTTCATGCTTGTCCTCCATGTGCAATTATTGATGTTGCCAGTAGATAGTGCGCCTCTAATGAGTCTACTGATTGCAAAGCATCAATTATTTTGTCATCATCATAGCCTGCTAGAGCTAAATGCTGTGCAGCATCTATCGTATAGCTTAGCGTTGCTGATGTACTTCGTGCAAGCTGTAACACAGCTTCTACAATGGCATCACTTAAATTACCTACAGGCAGGCTGTACTTTAGCACTTTTGTTTCAAGGAAGCGCTTACGATATTCTTCAAGATTATCCATCCAGATACCATGTAGTTCCATCTGTGCTAATAGATATAAGCGAATGGTTTTTGTTCTCTGAAAATATGTATTAGTTGAAAATACGTGATAAAGCCGTGGGGCTTTTTCAGGAGTTTTGCGCGCGCCTATTCGCTTGTACCTATCTGCACAGGTCTTGCATAAAGGAATAATGTTCCATGAGGTGTAGAAGCCATTAAGCTCTGTTGGAAAGTACTTGTGCTGCACTTCAATATATCCGCCGCATAGAGCACAACCGCCAAAGAAGTTGCAGCGATGCTGCCATTCTTTTTGGGTCATTGCAATACGTGGGGCTGTTGCTAGTGTGATACGCCACTGCTTTTCATACTGCTCAGCATACTTGTAAAACAGCTTCTTAGCCTCGGTCTCAGAGAGCGGGTCACCATCAAGATACTTATCAACATAGATACTTGCATTTATGCAGTCCTTACATATTCCTGTATCAAGATATATAGGGCCTATATCTGTTGATATTTTTCGTAAGCGCCGCTGCCCTGGTGGTAGGTGCACCTTGCCACAGCGCTCACATGTCTCTCGTACTACATAACCTACACCATCGCGTATCTCTGGTTTGTATTCACTCCAAGATATACCGTGCTTGTAGATGATGCTATTACCAGAGCCTTTTGCTATGGCCGCAGCAGCTACGACTAGTAAGTCACTAAGGGTAGCTGCTGGGTCTAGCTTCTCTACATCTTGTCGGTTTGTAAAGCGCTCCTGATTTGTTTCGTGTTTACGTGCAGGCATTACGGCGTATCAGGCAGTACTGGTGCGGACAGTGCAGCATCTGATAGGTCCGTACGTACCTCAATTATAGGCGTCCTAGACGTATAGAACGCTTTGCCATGGAGTGCCTCCTGATATGCGTTGTAGATTTCAGCAAGCTGGTCGATTGTGATGTAGTCATCGCCGCGGTTAATGAAGCGCTCCTTAACTACTTCATAATCAGCATTTACAAACAAGAGAAGTGCCGGGCCTCTTGCTTCTAATGCAGCATCTAAGCGCTCCTTTACTTCTGAATCCATAGGCTCAGCGCCTCTGACTATTGGGCCGTAAATATCTTCTGATAACCAGAAGCGGTCCATAATAAGCACGGCCGCGTTTGTATCAAGCGCTTCAAGATACTGTACCTCTGTAGTATCCTTGGTTGCATGAAAATAGTGCACAGTTCTATAGGCGCTCATGAGCTTCATGATTAGTGTAGTCTTGCCTGCACCATCACAGCCTTCAGCTATTATTGTTAACATCTTCTTTATCCTCCTCATTCATAATAAGCGGAAAATCCTTATACAGCAGCTCGCTTGGATACTTTTCTGTCATAGGCTTGCCGCAGCTCATCTTTCCTTCCTTGCAGGCACCCTGCTGGCAGAATGCACCACACTGTTCTGCTGGGAACATCTCTGGGCAAATATCGTGTAGCTGCTTCCATATAGACAGGAACACATAGCGGGTTTCATCTGTATTCCTTCTACAGATGCGCTGGTGTATCATATGCTTCCACTGATACACCGTTGCACTTATCAGCAGTACGTTTCTTAAGCCATGCGGTGCCATGTAGCCACAAGCGTCGTTGTCAAGCCCCTGCTCGCGTGCTTTCTTATATGCGCGCATTGCTTCTCTGTTGGTTGCTATGTAGTTATGCTCAAAGTAGTTCTTTTCATACTCGGCATTTCCTACCTTTTCTTCATCTAGAACATATATAGAGTATGGTACACAGAACTGGCTTGCCTCAGCATAGTCACTATACTGTAGTGAGGCAGACATGAACTTAACCTCGTTCTGGTGTCGTGTTACCTGTGCAAGGAATCTACGTGAAGCACCAACTACCACAATGTTAATCAGGCCGAACTTCTGTAGAGTAGGATGCGGCATATCGCCAAAGCTGCGTATCAAGCTAGGTGAAGCTGGCTTATTGTAGAGGTCCTTGACATCATCCAATGTCTGCAAAATGTTGCCGCGCTGCGTGAGTCTTGCAGCAAAGGCCTCCATCTTTCGTGCTTCATAAACGGCGTCAGGGTTCATCACCCATATCTTTATCTGCTTCATTTGGGAACAACTCCTTTATGTAGTTTAGTATGAGCTTACGCTCAGCTGGTGTTTGCTTACGCAGCATCGTAGCAAATTCACTTGCAAGCATACGACAGGCTATACCTATAGTTGTAGTATCTGCAAGTATCTGTGCAGTTGTAATACCTTGTGCTGGGTCATACACTACAGATATAGTTTGCTTAGTTTTAGGTGAAAAGTGCTTTGGTGCTGCTGTAGCTATCTTTACTATCATTCAGCATCCTCCGTGTCACGCTTGTAGTGAGCTGTATCTGCTAAGCGCTGCTGATTTACATCTGCCTTGCAAAGATATGTTTGGTAGATATCTTCTGCGGACATACCCATTGCAAGGAAGATATTTAGCATAAAGTGTAGAGCATCGATAAGCTCTTCTTTAGCCGCACCATTATCAATTGGCATGTCTTGCGGATACTTCTTCCAGTCCTTAAAGCCAGGTAGTTCTACAAGAAACTCACCAAGCTCTACTGTAAGGTACTGTACGTGCTTCTTTATGTACTCAACGCGTTCAGCCTTTGTCATTGTAGAAAAGGTGTAGCCGCGTTCAGCCTGTGCACTCTGCTGTATTGCAAGCATTTCTTTAAGTGTATCACTAGTCATAGTAACCTCCATTATGAAATGATTAACTTTGATGAGGTAGTAGATGATACAGTAGCTGCATACGCCTCAGGAAAGTCTCTTGCAAGTGCATCAAAGTCACATGAGCGCCGTACGCTTCTGCTTACCTTGACTGTATTATTTTGCGTAACAAGGTTTGCTTTGCCGCGCATAGCCTGAAATACTTCGGCATACAGGGCCTTCTTGATTTTCTCAAGAGCTGTACACTTAGTACGTGCCTCAAGATATGCAGTAACTATATTATTTGTAGCATCGCTATCATCTACAAGCGGTAGCTCATCAGGGTCAGCGGCAATCTCTGCCTTTGTAACTTTTTCTGCATCTACGGCAGTGAGCTTCGGCTCTATAAGCTGCTTTACATTCACGTTCCAGAAGTGGTCTGCTTCCTTATACATGCGCTCACACAGCTCTTGGTCCTTAGGAATATGATAGTCATAGAGCTTCTGCCCACCTACTAGACACACAATGTCAAAGCAGGGAAGCCCTGTAATCATCGTGTACCACGTTGCCTGACAGATGTAATAATAGGGGAGGGGGCCTACTTCCCATACATCGTTGTTGTAAGCCGAGGTAGTCTTTATTTCAAGAATACCTGTAATAGTTTCTCTGTCATCTGATAGCACAAAGCCATCAATGTTTGCAAGCATATAGGGTGCCTTGTCATACTTGAGTGACACAGGTATCTTTATAATCTGCTTATTGTTGCGATGTGCCCACTCGTATGCAATTGCATCCTCAAGCACATTGCCCCAACGCGCTGCTTCTGACTGTGGGTGCTCTTCACCATTGCTAGCAAACTGCCCAGTCTTGGTCAGCCATATATCATAAGCAGACTTCCAGTCACTTTCACCCATGATAGCGGCAATGTCGGAACCACCGATACCATGCGTACGTGCTGCAAGCCATGCTTCTTCATTCTCTGTCTGTATTGCAGCAGAATGCAGTGAACAGCCGTCAAGTTGACACAAGTACTTTGCCCAAAGCGTCGCTTTATCTTCAGGTATACCTGACTTCTGCAGCAAATTAGTAAGCTCTTCTTTACTTTGCATGAGGTACCTCCTATAATTCAGTTTTCTTTAGTCTCTGATAGCGTATTGCTTCTATCTCAGAGGCAGTTGGCGGATTGAGTAGAATACTCTCAAGGAACTCGCGTCCTACAGCAGTCTTATAGTAAGCTGAACCGTCTGATGCAGGTTCTATGATAGAGTTTTTGATAAGGAACGGCAATAATGCACGTATCTCATCTGGGTCAAGACCCGTAGTATCAATGATTGAGTTACGTGTACAGCGCTGATGCAACTGACACAGTGCTGCAGCTACTTCCTCAATCTCCTTGGTTGCAATAGGCAATGCAACAAATTCATCGCGTAGATGCTTCATCGCTGCATCTGAAGTGTCGTTGGTTTCAAAGTCTGCCGCCGAGAACTTATCATAGTTTAATGCACGTGCATCATAGACTGTATTCAGATACTGAAATACAAAATCTACATGCTCAGGCTTTACTATAACAGTCTCACCATCTTCCGTAGAAAACATGCAGCAGGCAGTAGCTACTGCTAAGCGCGCAAGTTTAATACGCTGGTCTGCAGCTTCTACAAGAGGAATTCTTGATGAGTATTTTATACCCATCTTACTTGCACAGTCGAGAATTTTCTCAACGGCTTCCTCTGTAAACTCAATATCATCTACATGCCTAGACCATGCCCAAAGTACGCGCTTTTTGCAAAGCTCACTTGTATACTTATGAGGCACAGCTTCAAATGATGATACTGTACGATTGACTAGCTCCATAGGAACATCACCAGAAGCAACGCCCACAGCGAAATCTAGTCTACGTACATCTTCTGCTGCGCCGAATAGCTTGAGTATTGCAGATACGCCGTACGCTTCAGATTTAAGTTGTCTACCAGAGCGTGGATTCGATATGAATATCATGCGCGTGCGCGCGAGTGTTTCGCCTGTAACTACGCCAGTAGCTTTAGCAATACCGGATGAGCGCACATCAGACATTTTTGCCAAGTCTTCTGTAGGCATACCAGATAGCTCATCAATCGTAAGCAGGCCACCATCATTAAGTGGCATTGCTCCCCAGTTAAGCATCCAAGCGTCGCCGGCCTGCTTGATGTTATAAACCAAGCCAGTACGCTTTGTAGACTCACCATTCAGTAGTTCACCTGCACCATAGTGCTGCATCAGACGCTCTACAAGGGTTGTTTTAGCTTGTCCAGAGTCACCTATGATTAGGCATTCACACCAGCCACGCTTAACGAGCTGCTCCTGAAACTTAAAGCTAAGCACAGAATGGTACACAAGGTCAGTAGCATAAGCTACAGCCTTACGCTCCCATACATAGGTTACGTTGCGCTCAAGGTCTGTATGTATCTCGCGCATCTTGCTTGCAACTGTCTGACCCTCTGCTGGTTTGAATATGCAAAGCTCTTTGTAGATTTCAGGTGACATCTCGAATTCATCAAGCAAGTCTTTCTCTGGTGTGCAATCATCAAAGATGTGCGTTGCCTGCTGGTTCTTAGGGTCTGCGTGCATGTAGCCAGTAAGTGTGTAACGCTTGTTTGCTTGCACTTTACCTGCTAGAATATATGCAGTTCTTGCACAGTACTCTGTACTACCCGCAAATCCAAAAGCAGTGTCAGCTTTAGGTACGAGCTGTACCAGCTCAAGATTTTGATATGCTTCATACTCTATATTAGCAGCAGAGCACTTAACCGGAATACCCAGCATCTTGTTAATCAGCTGTTCCTGCTTAGCCTTATCGCAGTCTATAAGCAAAAGCATATCTGCTTCTTTGCTTGTAAGCTGCTTCTGAACCTTATGCTTGTAGCCAAATATACACGAAGTGCATAGCTTCTTATCCTCAGCGAAATACTCGCAGGTAGCACTCATCATTGTTGGTACAATGTATGGCGTAGTTACCTTACCAGCAATCAGCGCCGGGACGCGGATACGCTTATCTGTGTACTGTGCAAGAGCGCTCTTAATCAAGGGTACTATCGGCACAGTTTCCTCTTCAGCAACCTTTATGAACAACCCTTTGAACTGCTCAGCCGTATAGTGCTCTTTAACGTGCAAATCAGTAAGGTCGTATTTTTCAGGCATCTCTTCAGGCCACTTAAGTCTATATAACTCTACTGACCTGCGCAGATTGCGTATCATTTCTGTGCTGCCTTCATCACCAGCAGCATCATGGTCAAATGCTAGGTATATACGCTTCTTGCGTTTAAGCAGCTTATACCATGCAGGATTGAAGTTGTGTGCACCTGCTGTCATAGTGCACGTAGGAATATTCCATATGCTTTCGCATACTATCCTATCCCATTCTCCTTCACACCAGACTATCTCTTCTACGTCGTCATTAAACAAATGCTCAATGCCGAAGATACGGTTCTCACCAAAAGCATTGCCCAGCTCATCAGTGTAGTTAACCATCTTTGACATGTCCTCATAAGAGTTCCATGCATAACGACGAATATTCACAAGCTCATTGAACTCATTGTAGATAGGTATTGTGACGCGTGTTCCATCCCAACCTACGCAGAAGTCTTTGATAGCCTTGTCTGTAAGTCCACGCCTATCTCTAAGAACGTCCCAGATAGGGCCTGTAAGAGCTAATAAGGCCGAATGATAACGAGCCGGCAGACCTGGGTCGATTGCCGGCCGTGTATCCTTGGTTTCTGGCCGCGGTATACCGAGTGCATCACCAAGTGCATACCAAGCCGTCTCTTTATCAACCTTGTTCATCATCATGTAATATGTCATGACGTTTCCTTTAGAACCGCATGCATTACAGTAGTATGTACCTTTCGCAAGGTTAATGGTAAAAGAAGGACTCCGGTCTGCACCTGATGCGTGCAACTCAGGAAATGGGCAAGGACACTTTATTTCCATGCCATGCCGCGAATAAGCCTCATTGCGCTTATTTATTTCGTCAAGATAGAAAGCTTCATTATCAATGGATGAGAGAATGCGATTACAATAATCACGCCATTTCACTCGAAGCTACTCCTTGTCTTTTAGATTTCGTCGGCTGTAGTTGCGTCGATTTCTGTAGCAGGCTTTACGCTGCTGGTATCATCTTCCATGTCAGCACGTATCTGAGCCTCATTGTACATCTTGTAGAGCTCTACAGCAAGTGCCTGCTCATCTGCTGTTGTAGGTGTATCAAGCTGAGAAGCGATGATGTACCACTTCTGCTTACCCTTTGTTACCAGCTTACCACTGAACTTATAGGAGTAGCCCCAGATGCTGCGGCGCAGGCTTCTTGCGATGCTGAGCATCTTCTTGCCTTCATTATAGTTTGTGCGAGAGAATGAAACTACAACAGGCAGCGGGTCTCCTTCAAAGAAGCCGAGGAAGTTCATGTAAGCAGTGCACTTGGGCTGTGCCTCTTTGCCAACCTTAGTATTGTCGAACTTGTTGCGGCCACACTCCTTGCAGTTATGTGCACAGCCTTCACTGTCTGTTCCTGTAGTACCATCATAAGAGCGGCAGAAAATACGATTATCATCATCGTCGCGGTCAGGGTTCCACTCGATGTTGGAGTAGTACACCTTGATGGGAATGAAGCGCTTACCTACGATGCTTTCCTTGGTAAGGGAGTTGATAACATCACCCTCTTCAGCCTCGCCATCTTGTCTTTCAGGTGACAGTGCATTGATAACCTTGATGCGTGGGATTATGTTGTCTTCAGAATGCGCCTCATCGAAGCCGAGGATAGGCTCAGAAGTAGTTGCCGGTACGCCAGCCTGTGTGTTCATCAGTTCGTTGTTTTCCATAGTAAAATACCTCCTAAAATTTCCCGGTTGCCAAAACCGTGTCTTTTATGTAGCCAGCAAGTAAATCTGCTGTCACATTCATGCTTACCTGTTCAATGACAAACTCTTCAGGTAATGTGTGACATCCCTGCTTTAAGCGCTTATCATTAAACTCTTTTACCAAGCGTTCTTTTGTAGGAACGCGAGTTGCCAAGGTCTGGATATTGCTGTAGAGTGCAATGCCAGTAGGGTCATTACGCATAATGCTTTTAACCATGCCTGGTGTCAAACCGCTTATCAAGTGACCTTTTGTCCACTGCATAGCTACTGTTGCGTCTGCTGTCTCAAGAGCCTCCAGCAAGTCACAGATGCTAATCCATTTGTCTACATTGGCCACTGGACCGCTTGCACCAACCCAGTTATTACGCTTCCATTTACTATACCATTCTTTTTCAACAGAGTTGTAAAGGTATTCTGAGTCAGTGACAATCACAATGTTCTTGTCGTCAGTGCAGTTTTCCTTAGCATAGGTTAGTGCACAAATTAAGCCATTGAGCTCGCCGCGCTGTGATGTTGAAGCATCTTCTACAATGGACTTATATTCCATATGTCCATCTTCTCTCACAATGAAAGCAACGCCGCAGCTTACGCACTCAGGTGTGCCGCCCCACTTACATGCACCATCAATGCCTATAAGCATTGTTCACACCTCCTTAGATGTAGTCGCGCCAACGACGTGAAAAGTAGCTGCCACCATGAGGCTTGTTCATATGCTGAACGCCTTCAAGCTTCATTTTGTAGCGGGCTATGTGCCTAAGTAATTTACGCATTTATGCTTCCTCCTTTCTGAATATGTGTATGTCAATCGGTGTAGACAACAAGTCTGTCGCCTTCAACGCGATGACCAAAGCAGTTAGATGCAAAGGCTGCCTCGTAGATTTCATCGAAGCTAAGCTTTGCAGGATTTGCAATAATCCTGTAGACTTCACCAGCGTAGATGCGCCTGTCCATTGCAATGTAACAGGTCATATCGCCAAGTTCTTTAGGATAATCGCTACCATAGATTATCTGAACTTTATTGTCAGCCATTTTGTACTCCTATTCTTTCTGCCCACGAATTCTTTTGAATACTGGACAGTTTAAGCTGTAGCCTTCTTTTCCCTGTGACTGTGAGAAACCAAAGCAGTCTATCTCGATTATCCTTCCTACAATCTTCTCAGGATGTGCAAGGTAAGCATATCGCTCTGCCTGTGTAAAGCCCGAGCCAACATTGCAAAAGTAGCACTTTTTATCAGGGCCAAGGAATGCAACGGTTACGCCACCCATCATACCTACAAAGGTACCAGTACCTTCGTATGTATCGACAACCTTTCCGATAGTTTCCATTGTCGCCTTTATCTTCAGCCATTCTTTCTTTGGTGTTGCTGAAACTACATATGATGACATAGCATCTACGAGCATCACACCTTCACCACCTGACTGCCATATTGGCTCTGCAAGCTGCTTTGCTTCAGTCTCATTAGTCACGATGCCAAGAATAGGCAACGCTGTTATGTGCTGGCAAGTAACTGGTGATGCATGACAGCCGCCAATGTTTGCAAGCTTTTCAAGCTTTGCCAAACCGGTGATATCATTAAACAGTGATGCAAGCATCGCTTTTCTATAGACAGCTGCTGTAAGATATTCACCGCAGTTATATGCAGGAATTTCTACCATATCAAAGCATAAAGCTTTTATGCCAGTTTTGTTATCGGCGCCTGAATTCAGTATTGATGCTGTAGCTTGTCTTAAAGCAATATTATCTGCAAAGTCACCAAGTGCTATGCACTCACAGTCATACATGAAATTCTTAGGAAGCTTTGCAGCAATCTCCTGTTCTATCTCCTGTAAGCCTGTGTCGCGGCGCCCACTGCGCGTATAAGTTTCAACGTGGTCTGCAAAGTTGAAGAACAATCTACGATTGCCATCAATCTTCTCAGTTGCTATGTACTTACCCTTGAATGTATCAGGTGCGAGGCGCCCACGCATTATACCTATCTTAGGAATAAAGCCTGTACCATACACCTTATTCAAAGTTGTTGTAGATACGCCACACTGCAGGTCTTTTGTTACAATGCCAGTAGCTAGCCAGCGAACTATAGGGTCATCATACTGTTCGATAAAATCTACAGCATACGTGACATCTGCCGCGCTACCTGTGCGTGTGGTTGAAAAGTACTCAAGTACCTCTTCAGGTGTAAGCTCCTCTGACCTACTGCGCATAGGCAGCACGCTATCAAGCTTAGCCTGCTTTATGCCAGTCGTAATGTATGGGTTGTATAGATGCTTGAGTACATCTTTGAAACCCTCTACGCTAGCATTCTTGCGTAGTATAGCCGTGCGCTGTGTTGTAGAAGATGTTTCATACAACTCCTGAAGCACATAGGCTATCTTAGCCAAATCCATCATGCATTCCTCCTTAACCTGTTAACAGGTTTTTATTATTTAAGAAAGGGGCTATTATTCCCCTAACTTACGCCGTAAATATGCTCTGAATGTATCTTGTATACGTGACACATTAGCTGAGCTGGTATTACAAAGCTTTGCAATATCTTTTGTAGCAATACTAAACTGATACGAGTACCAAGTCTGTATTACCTTAGCTGAGTTACTCTGCTTTGGCTGCTTGCTTATGTACTCCTTGGTTGCTTCATGTATTCGTTCTACTGTAGACATGTCTTCAACATCTACGGAACTCACAATACTTGGTAAAGCGCTTGGGTCCGTAAAATCAAAGAGTACCTCATGCTCGTGGCATGCTTTTTGCTTCCTGCGTACGTTGTTTATTGCATTGCGGATGCATGTGCAAGCATACGTACTGAAAGCAGTATTATCAAAGATATTGAAAGTTTCGATTGCATTCCAGAGGCCCTCGAATGCGGCACTCTCACAGTCTTGGTCGCCGTAAGCGCCGCAGCGCCCCAGCATAAAGTAGATAAGATTTTTGTGCTCAAGCAACAAAGCGTCAACGTCTTCGCGCGTTTTGTTTGGCTTATACAAAAGCTGTTCAGCCGACATACTGGGCCTCCTCCTTACATTATTTATTATAACACAAAAGTGCTACACAGTGCACCATATACCTTTCATTCCAAACAAGCGTATAAAGCCTTAAAGAGTTCTTCAATAGTACGAAGCTCAATGGCTATACCTCCAGCACCTACGATTGCTCGTATGTTCTTTTTCTGTGGCTCAGATAACTGTCCTGTGTTATCCTTCAGTTCAAGTGCTAAGAACTTACCATTCATACACACTATAAGGTCAGGAATGCCCGCTACAGTCTTTGCATCCTGCCGTATAGTATAACAATATGGCTCAGCTAATAAAAGTATTTTACGTACATCTACCAACAGGTCATGCTCATTATTAAAGGGCTTACAGATATTATCACCATGCCTAGCATAGTACATGTCATGTAGTTTGTCTAGCCGCTTACGTGCTTCATTAAGCAACTCTTCATTCATATCCATTGTATTCCTCCTATATGGTAGACATGCTATGAGACTGTAGGTGCTTAAGCAACCCATATGACTGGTCACGCTTATTTGAGATATTAGACCAGATAAGCTCATCTATTGTATCTTGCGCCAATAGTATATAATACAAGCAGTCATGCGGCTGAATGTTTATATGTCCAGCAATGCGCTCACTTGACTGCTTGAATGCTTCCCATGAGTCAGTTAAGCTATAGTATATTGCAATATGGCTTTCCGTAAAATTCTTACCCATACCTACAGATAGCGGATGACAAATTATTACCTGCGTAGTTCCATGCTTGAAACTTTCTACAATAGCCTCCTTCTGCTCAGTTGTAGTTTCACCATTCAGCACACCAAATGATATACCTTCACTGTATAGCCAGTCACCTATATCAGTAAACTCTTGCCGGTAGTTGGCCCAGATTACGTACTTTTCATGGTAGCCATGTATAGCAAAGATAGCCTTCATAGCCTCCAAGCGCTTCTTACTGCCTTCAGGTATTTTCTCAATGGTGTTTACGAGCTCACCAGTATGCAGATATGCAACCTGCTGATTGTGCTTTACAGCGTCAGTATTGATAATAAAGCCCGATGTTATCTGCTGTAGCTTATTACGAATGCTTGTTGCCATATCCACAGTGATTGTTTCACCATTTATCTCGAGGCTCATTTCTCTGCACATTTTATCATACAGTTTACGCACAGAGCTATCCAGTGTATATTGTGCTGCAATAAATTTCTTAGCTGCTACCGGCATAACTTTCTGGTCAACGTAGATTGCATACTGTTCTAGCAATGCCTCAAATTCCTTTTTCTTTTCAGGCTTTATTGAAAGCATCTCATAGTTAGGATTTCTGCTGCGATTGTTGAAATACTTTTCTACAAAGTGACAGCGAGCCTGTGGAAAGATATATGGGTCTATGCAACGCATCTGAGTGTAATATTCATGATAGCCGTTTGGAGCTGGTGTTGCCGACAGAAGATAGAAGTATTCTACAGTCTTTGCATACTCAACCATATACTTGCTTATCTGAGTCCTGTGGCTCTTTAGCTTTGAGCTCTCATCAAAGAAGCACATGTTAAAGTTACACTGCTTTAGATAATCTGCACTGTTTACAGCTATCTCAATGCTCATCAATAATACAGTGTACTTTGTACTTTTGGTAGCTTCCTTAGTCTTTGCATCCTTGTAGTAAGCAGCAACAGTAAGCTCAGGAAACTCTTTTGCATCAGATAGCCAGTCAGGGATTATGCTGGATGGTACAAATACTACTGCTTTGTCTACTCTACCATCTTTTATAGCTTCAGATATTATCTGATATGCCATGCGCGTTTTACCGGTTCGCGTATCATAGAAAAAGGCATATCTACTGTTAACTCTTGCCAAAGCTACGCCACGTCTCTGGTGCTCCCATAGGCTAGCATTATCTACTTCAGGATATTCACCATGCTTATATTCATCTGAGTACTCGCGGCGCTGCATCTCATGCTTGTAGATACGCTTTGATAAGTCAGGTAGTTTGTCTACAGAAACATTCGGGCGATACTTTGCAAGCACCTCAGGTAAGAAGCGAATAGAGCAACCAAAGGTATCTGCCTTGCGTAACTTCTGACAAAAGTCAGGAATACCAGAAAGCATTTGGTCAGCTACGGGTATTGATAGTAATATCTCTGACTTTCGTACACTTATTGTCACGCTCACTTATTACCGTCTCCTTTCTCATAATATTTACTTGCAAGCTTCTTTAATTAGCTTCTGGTAAAGATAACAAAGTGTCCACTAGGTCCTTACGTCCAAGTGAACACAATGAAGTATAATAAGGCGCCACCACCATATTAGCTGATGGTGTTAGGCACTGAAATGAAGTAAGCGATTTGCGAACATCAAACAAGTTCTCTACATAGTGTTGTAGATAATGATACAAGCGTGCGTCCATATAAGCCTCCAAATCCTAATAATTGTGGTCGGAGTGACAGGATTTGAACCTGCGGCCTCAACATCCCAAATGTCGCGCGCTACCAACTGCGCTACACCCCGATATAGTCCTGCGCTAGATGTTAGCGCAGGAACTCATTGTGATTGTATTTACTTACACGAGGTACTTCTTTTCCCAAGTATCGTCCTCGTAGTCAAAGGAGCACTTGCCGTTTTCGTCAACTGTAACCTCACCGTTAGGAAGCATAACAAGTGTAAACTTGTACTCCTCACCGTCCGCCATCTCGTTGGCTATCTCCCTGTTGAGTGCCAAAGCGTCGCAGTCTGCTCTGAGCTGTCTGGTGTATGCACCATTCACTTTTGTGTTGATGTCAAAATCATAAGTCTCGCCACCGTCATACACAAGCCCTGACACAACTGCTCGCTCCCAACCGTCAACCAGTTCCTTCTTGAACAGCTCTGTAACCTTTTCTACATTGCGCATAGTTATTCCTCCGTATACATATATTTATTAGGTGACGTTAATCACCTTGGTCGGGGTGACAGGACTCGAACCTGTGACTTCCTGCTCCCAAAAGCAGGTGCGCTACCAACTGCGCTGCACCACGAAAGAAAGAACCCGCGCGGCAAAATAAAGGGGGTATCCAGATTGCCTGAAGTCTGTGTCGCGCGGGCAATGTATAGTATGGCGGAGGAAGTGTTTACCGCCATGGTGCTACTGGTGAGATTTGAACTCACATGTTTTGAACACGAGAACCTAAATCTCGCGCGTCTGCCAGTTTCGCCACAGTAGCATGTTAAGTAGCTGGTAGGTCCTGCCCCTACTGGCAAATTTAATCAAGCGAGAATTTGCCTGCCTTCTTTGTATGAAACTTATCCAGTTGTACAATACCTAGACTCTCGTATGTACTGCTACACACGGGTACTGCTTTCTACACTTGGACTTGATTTGTATGCACGTCATATCGCCGCGCTGCAGCTACTCTAGCTCTTGTAAATACTACACAATAATATTGTTATGTAATGCTCACAAGAGCAAATGGTGCAGATGACAGGAATCGAACCCATGTCTTGCTCTCATCGTTTTGATGGCGCGCCGCTGCTTTGCCACTAAGCTACATCTGCATATGTGCGTCTCACCGCCTCAGGATTAACGATGGGACGCATGGATTTGGTTTGGGCTTATACGCTCCGAGACGCGTATACACCAGAAAGGAGAGGTTGTTGAGGATTTGCACCCCTTAGCCTAAGAGCACAACCCATGATGCGCACCTTCTACAGTGCGCACACGGAGGTAGTTGCCTAAGCTGATTACTCAGCGGAGCCGTCGTTCTGAGCGTCGAGCATTGCCTGAATGTCCTCGATGCTAACCTTGCCTGTCTTGATGAGGTCAGCGATAGTAGAAGCATCGACCTTAACCTCAGCAGCCACTCTGCTACCGGGCTTGATACCCTTAGCTTCCATAGCAGCAACAACAGCGTCGAGGCGCGCCTGAGCCTTTGTGATGTCTCTGCCGGCCTTCTTGGTCTTGTACAGCACGCTGTTTGCATTTCTGTACTCGATTTTGAGCTGCTCAGCAGTCATATCCTCGATTGCGATGCCAGAGTTTACGCCGCGGGTACCAGTGCTTGCAGGAAGCTCATAGTCGAACTCAACAGTCTCGCCAGCAGCGATATCCTTAGGTGCGGTGAATGTAACCTTGATAACGCGGGGCTTCTTGGGCTTCTTTTCCTTGGCTACAGGAGCCTCATTTGCAGTCTCTGCTGCAGCGCCGAGCTCTTCTTCCATGTTCTTCATTTCTGCGTCTGTCATAAGTAATGTCCTCCTTAAAATAGTTCGTGCGAATGCACGCGTAAAGTAATCTGGAAACCCCCGAAGCACCTTGAATACTTCGTTTGTCTCACTATATATATTATAACGTAATAATACTTCACAGTATGCAATATTATTTTCAAGCATAAATGGATTAAGCTCTGCTGTATCTTCTTTTCCTACTATGCATAGCTACTGTACCCTGTATCCATTTCTCTCCCGCACCTTAGGACCCTAGGGCCTCAAGTACCTTAAAAACCTTAGGACCCTCGTCCCCGAGTATCTATATAGGAGAAAATTTTGCCAACTCAGGACTTCTACTGTTCATACCAAACAGCTTTAGCATTCTGCATTTATACTATTATAATATATGTATTATATTTATATTTATATCTATATCTATCTGAATAAAGTCCAAGACAAGCAAATTAGCCAGAGGGGTCATACTTATTCCAGTTTAGGAAAGGTATTGTAGTTCCACTCCAACAAATTTTCTCATATATAGATATTTTAGAAGTTAAGGCCCTAAGGTTTTTAAGGTATTTGAGGCCCTAGGGTCCTAAGGTGCGGGAGCGCGGATATAAAGGAGTGCTGTGTAGTTTTACCTACACAGCATGAGGACACACTTATGTTAAAAGTTTAAGATGAGTGTCGAATACCTTGTATCATCTTCTTGGGTAACAAAGCCATAGCTACCAAACCCAGGAAAACTCTTTATTGAGCAAGCCACTACATTTGCGTAGGGCAGTGTCGCTGCGGCGCCGAACTGCAGACCAGCGTAGTCCTTCAAGTATGTCAACTTAGCAGTCTTCATATACGCTTTGTTATCTTTGAAGTATATCTGTTCTACAGTGTCATCTGGGATATTAACAATCGCAGCGTCATTAACATTTGGTGTAAGCTCAAGAACAGTAGAAAAGTTCAAGCGTCCCATTACGTTGCCTCCCCGGGGTCAGGCACCTCTGCTTCATACGAGCATATGAATACTGTATTATTATCTTTGTATGGTAGATTTAGTACTGCATCCATTGTAATAGTAGTACCATCAGCCGGCGCGGTAGTAAAGTTAATACCACACTTACCAAAGTCAAACTCTGCTGAGTTACCCGCAACGATTGCCTTTTGGTCATAACCTACGCGCTTATATGCCTCTTCACTTGGTGTTACAGCTAAACCATAGCAATCACCACCAGAGCTTCCTGCTGATGTGCCACCTCTCAAGCACCAATACTTAGCTGTAACAGCCTCAAAATAGTATGTACGGTAACTTTCTGTTGCAGTCGCAGCAGTAGTCCATGTGGTGCCATCATCCGAATACTGTAAGTAGTATGGATAGGTACTATTTGGATAGCTGTATTCAAAATCAGCTTTATATTTATAATGGCAATGTTTACCTACGCGGAAGTGGTCAAGTGTAATCCCAGCAGCATCATAATATATAATACGCGTACCCCAGCTAGTAGTAGAATAGTCACTCTTAGATGTATAAGCGCTTGGTGCAAAACCTTGCTGCGTTGGTGTACCATTTATATACTTTGCAGCTACCATATTTGACATAGGTATTGCAATGCACTCAACTAGATTATTATACATGGACGTACTTGGTATATTACGCGTAGCAAAAACACCGGAGCCGTTCAAATACTCTACTTTGATACACTTATTCCAAAGTGGTGACTTTCTTGGGTCAAAATTCTGGAAGCTAGCATCTGTAAGTGCTCCATCTACATATACCTTAGCACTGACGACTTCATTTACTGCTGGTAACCAGTTGGTAGTAGTACCGTCTCCAGTTCCTATACTGATACCATTGTAGTTATATGCAGGTATTATGCTCTCATTTGGAAGTGGTATAGTGCCAAAGCCAGGAAATACAACGCTGTGTGCAAAGCCAAAATTATTATTTGCTGCATTACTTCTATAGTTTAATGCACGCATACTGTATGGAAATGACGCAGCTACGCTGGAAGATAGCTCCGGGGTCCTCCAGCTTGCTACCTCAAGCTTACCAGCAGTACAATTCTTTGCAACTTTTTCATTTGCTTTATCTGGTGCATATGCTGGTGAGAAATAAAAAGTCTTGCCACCCACTATAGGTAGAATACGTGGTGTATCAGGATAAAAAGCGTTTGTATCATAGTAAGCCCCTGCCATTGAGGATGCTTCAGGCGGGTCATATAGAAAATTAAATGGCTGTGTAGGTAATATAGCTGTAAAGAATGCGTCAACAGTTACCACAAGAATGTTTGTTGAGGTCTTTTGCACCACTATTGGATTATCTTCAGCATCAACAAGCAGCGCATGTGATAATAGTACATTGCAGCTAGTTGGTCCTAGACCTATCTCAGTTAAATCTCCTACATAGCTTGTTGATGCAGGAAATGTTGCTGATGCACTAAAGTGCATATTATTAAAGGTAAAATCGCTAATACGCTTCCAAGAAACTTCAGCATCAAATGCCTCTGCAAATAGGTACCAGCGGCTATCTACATCTATCGTACCAGTTCCTGTACCTAAATGTACACCCGTTATTCCTTTGGTCATGTCATAATATGGCTGCTGATAACCAGTTTTATTACGTGCTACGCCAGGAAATGTACCATTAAGGCATATCATAGCATAGCGGCGTGCCGATGCTTGATTGTATGCAAAAGCTTCTTGAATAAGTTGCCCGTCTGTATCAAATAGCTGAAGTGTGTATTTGTTATGGATTTTTAATCCAGACGTTTTTAGTTTAATAGGTGCACTCATAAAATCCTCCTTACATTGGTATAATGCCTATACCTTCGATTGTTGCACTGATAGAAGTAATCTGTGCTGCTTGTACATTAAAGTTTTCGCTTTCTGTAGCTGTTACCTTTTCGCGAGTATCTTTGATTTCTGCTTGGATATTGCCTATTACAGGTGCAGCAACACTAAAGTGCTCTTTTGCCTGTTGTGCTATTGTATAAATAGGTAAGATTTCTGCAGATACACTTTTTACCTGTGCTGCCTGTACATTAAAGTTCTCAGAGGCACGTTGGTCAAGATATATCTCAAACTCATGAGATACAGCAGTAACTACAACCCAGCCGCCAGCCACCTCAAGCATATCAGGTACATAAGCTACAAAGCGGATATTACCTGCATTCAAGGTTATAGTGAATGTAGCAGTAGCTGCCTTTGTAAAGCTAACTACTATAGTATAATCATTCAATACTACACTTGCTATGCTAGGCATATTAGTAGTGCCACTGATTATGCTCTTAAGGTCATAGCCTTCATACAGCTTAAGTCTTGCATTACTGGTAATCGTAACCTGCGTCTTAGCAGCATTGATTTCCCATGTGAATGTGGGCTGCGGCGTTGCCGCGACGCCGTCCATTCGCACAGCAGCGTGCATGATAGGTGTAATTTCTGCTGACTGCAACTTAAAGGTTTCTGGCCTGAATGCCATCTGAGAGTATACACGGTCGGTAATATGCCAGTAGGTACCCTCAGTAGTAGTAACTACAATACCAACACGGTAATCATTAAGCCTGTGTATCTGTATACCTTGTACAGTATTTGCATCGTAGTTTCCTATTTCCTCAGCTGCAAGCCAGCGCTTACCTTCTTTAGTTACAGCATAGGTTCTATACTTTGCAATACCGCTGTCAGTTATATATGCAACAATAACACCCTGGTCACTGTTAATGTCACCGTACTCTTGCGGATAATAACCGCGCTCTGCAGCACAGTACTTAACGGGTGCATCTATAAGCGTATACTCATCGCTTGGACCATGCTGTGCATACAGTGCACCACCACAAACTGAGAATATCCATGGTACCTCTTCAGTTATTAGCGTGTAGATATTTTGTGTTAGGTTCAGTGACCAAGTACCATCGAAGGTGATTGCAGCGTCAGTGAAGCCGCGCTGCAGCTTACCTACGAGTGTGTATGCCCCATAGTCATCTACATAATCCTTGTCTACTGCCCATACACCAAAGACTTCTGACAGTTTACCTACGATATAGACTTTTGACATTTCAGCATCGCTGCTATTTTGATAACCGGCAACATCATATATCTCTAACGAACCAGAGAATGCATTGCGGTTAACAATAATAGCATCAGACTGAAGCCCACCGCTATTGTAGGATATTTTCTGCTGCCACATAATTCCTGTAAAGGACTTCAAATCATAAATCTGCGTTTCGAGTAGTACGCATGAAGCTAAAGGAATATATGGGTTGTAGCGCCACACTGTAGATACCTGCTGTAGATTACAAAATGTCCAAGCATCAAGCATCTGTAAGCGTTTGCGGGCAATGGGCAAAGATAAACAGTAAGGAAAGTCTACCTCAAGATAGTTTTGCATATCTTCTGTATCTTTATCCAATACATCTGTTGGTAGCAGTTGTGACTCAAGGTTTAAGCCACGTGCACATACTTCTGCATAGTACTCTGTATCTTCAGGCAATGCAGCAAGGTTTTCATCAGCGTGTCCAGTAAGTGTATATTGCGTATTCTTTAAGCCTAGAATACCTACACCAAAATTTGCTTCATCCTCTGTATATGGGCTCACTACGCAGGTATACTCAACATTGTTGAGTGGCGTGACGTTGCTTTGCGTACGCGAAAGCAAGTAACTGTACGTACCATCTTTCTGCTTTGTGAAGTCATCGAGGTCTGTAGTAGAGTAGCTAAATGCTGTACTTGGTGCATCTACACTTGGCGAATACCAAACTACACGCGTATTGTCATTCGTAGACAGTAGTGATTTATTGTATGATACACTGTAAAACTGCGCTGCAGCATCTTCAGCATTCAAGTTAGAGTAATCTATGAGCTTATATGGTTCAAGCTCCTGGAATGACACTAAGGGTGTAACAGTAAGCTGCTCATTATCTTCATTATCATATGTGATAGTAGCAACTGTCATTGCACCACTTACGAGACCCTGTATAGTTTCTTTAGTAGATGGTGAGCAATAAGCAAAGCGCAATTTCTCAAGTTGCTCATGCTCCCAAACTATTGGTAAGCCATACTGCTCACAGAATAGTGTCAGGAAGTCTTTGTATGACATATTCCTATATACTGGAATAGCCGGTAAATTCTTGTTGAAAATAGTGGCAAGCAGGTCATCGCCATCAAGCGTAGCTGTGGTTCTATCCTCATTGATTGTGATTTCTGTAGTATAGAATATACCAACAGTTTTCCATGGTGTCCAAGCATTGTCTTTACGTAAAGCTGCTACCTGTATCTTAAAGCGTAAGTTAAGCTTAATGGCTGCATTCTGCAATGGGTCAAAGATACGGGCATCTACCATATCTTCGTCAAACAACTTACCAGTGTATCTATTGTATACTGTCAATGAGCAGCTGTTTGCACAGCAGGCATCAAATGGTGTATTTATTGTGTCAGTTAATGCTTCAGAGATACTCCATGATATAATCATGTCATCACTATCAAATGTAACAGTGTCTTTATCACTGAAGTAGAAAGTAACACGTGACCGTACAGCACGGTCCTGTAGATTATAGGCTGCAAAATCTTCAGCCGAAAACTGCTCAGCTATGCCTACCACCTCCTTATAATATTATACATATTTGCATACACTTTATTGTCAGTATTCGCAAGAAAAGCGATTACGTGCAAATCTCTTCTACGCGTGCTGTAGTAATCGCGTCAGTTGTAGCATATTCACCTTTAATACTTATTGCATATATAATACACGGGCGACTAATAAACAGATTAAGTACCATACGCTTTGTATATGGCTGTCGTGTGTCTACTGGAAAGGTAACATCAGCTATTGCATAGCTCTTGTCTGTTTTCTTGTAGTAGCTCTGCGCTGCAGGTATAGTAACAGCCTGAAAGTACAATGGGTCAGGTTCATCTGTATCATCAGTGTCTCTCATTGGGAACATATTTACTGTTACATATATCTTATGTCGCATAGGATTATCGTGTGGTGCAAGAAGGTCCTCTTTATCAGTAACAGCATACTTTATACGTACATGCATTTGCGTATAGGCTGTGTTAATATTATCACAAGAAGTATATAGCTGAGAAAGGCTATCTCCTGTGTGCATTAGGCTGTTATTTGTAACAGTAAGATATTCAGCGCCTTTACTTACCGTCCACTCTGTAACAGCTTTATTTAGAGTATGCGTCCAAGCCATAAGTACCTCCTACTGTTGAATGAGATTAAAAGATACATCTTTCCATATCCACGTCTTTGGATTGTGATTACCATAATTCAGCGATGCAGGTATGGAGCCGGCATATACCCTAAACGTAGTTCTGTCGTCGAGCGACTCATTCATAGGTACATGTAGATAAAAGAACATTCCATCTATGTCCCAGATAGCTTTAAGCATTTCATCATACTCAAATGCAGTTATTGCTGCATACGTAAAGTAGAACTTATACTTTCTAGCTACCATGTCACCTACCATATCTGCATTAGCAATACGTGAAAGAGTAGATACTTTATACCTCTCAATCTTAAAGGTTGTAGGATTTTTCATTTTGTAGACAACAGTAGATTGCTCTACTGTTGCCTTATCAGAAATGATGAATACGTTGTTTGCCATGCTTAGCGCCTCCTTGTTTCGCGTGCTTCGATGACGCGCATCTTCTTGTTGAGTTCACGAAGACCCGTCTCGTCTGCAATGAGCGTGCCTACATATACGGGCGTGCGATTATCTACGCTACTATCCGCGGAAGACTGCGACATTGCTGGGATGATGCGCTGCAGGATTGCATCAGACATCTTAGCTACCTGGTCTTCCTGCTCCTGCCACTCAAGCCTACTGTTACGCTCATAACGTTCATCAGCAAGTCGTGTAGATATACCACCATCCTGTATACCTTGCAGACCAGCAAGCTTCTTCCATTCAGATGAGGCCATTAACATCTGAGTCATTGCAGCACCGATGTGGGCAGAAACTACAGGGTTCTCAAGCGGTATGATTGCCTCAGCGCGGTTCTGCTCAGCTACTCGGTATAAGCCATCTTCAGCAAGTATACCACCGTTTGCATAGCCTGTTGTCTTGTTCTTTGGTATATACTGAATGTAGCTACCATCAGCATTATATCGTAGGTCATCCTCTGGCTGCAGGGTACCTTCTGCTTTTAGCATGAGTTCTAGTTGTTCTACAGCATTGTTAGCATTAGTGGTATTCTTAGCTTCGTACCAAGAACCATTGAAGTGCAGCTTAAATCCTGTATCTGTTTTCTCTACAGTGTTAAAACTATCAGAATAAACGTCTTGTCCATTGTCATCAACTAGCCCATAGCTGCTTATATGCTTTCTTGATGTAGCAACGCCATTTACATTGATATCGCTCATGTCACCAGAACGATTATCTTTACCCTGTAGCTTAATGTTATCATATGCTTGCTGCAGGCTAAATGAATTTTGTAGATTATTCATGCCCTGCTGAAGGCCTTGCTCTATTGCTGTTGCAATAAGCGCGCCTAAGCCATAAGCATCTTCTGATAGGCCTGGCTCAGCATTCTTCATTGCTTCACGCCATTTTGCTATTGTATCAGTAAATACTGTCTCAGTATCTGCAAAAGACTCAGCAGCTGCTTCATCGATACGCATACCAGCTACTGTTTTCTTGACTTCATCACATTCCTTGATAGTGTCTACTGTCCAGTTTCCAGTTTCTTCGCTTATGATACCAGAAGCTAAGGCGTAGTCATATAGTACTTGATTTGGAATCTGGTCAAAGGACAATACAATAGTATCAACATCATTTTGTACAGAGTCTACTTCATCTTCAGTCAGGGCAGAGAAGCTTAGCATCTCCCAACCTGCAAGCTTTGTAACATCTATAGCTTCATGCGCAGTAGTTTTTACATTCTCGAAGTTCTGAAGATAGTCAGACGGAAGTAAAGAAGTAACGGAGTAGTAGCCTCCCCAGTCAGTTGCAGCTATTGCCGAGCCTTGCTGCTGCTGCCAGTTGATTATGCCATTGTCTTTATCCAAACGACCAGTCTTTTCAAGGAACTCTATAAAGGCTGGCGATAAATTATCAATTAGGTCTGGTATATAGCTATACAAGCCTAGCAGAGCATTGTCCTTAGATGCTTGTGTAAGCGTATCAGATATATCAAACGTAGTATATAGGTCGCCGCGTGTAATCTGTACGCCGAGTGCTTCTAATGCACTTATCAGGTCATCATTACCTTCTACAAGCTTATCAAAGTCTTCGGTTTTTATTCTGTTTATACCCTGTGCTGCAAGTTCACCAAGATTGCTTGCTGTAGCAACCCATGCATCATCACCATACTCAGAGAATGTAACACCAGCGACACCTGTCTTTGTCAAATCGCCAAGTTTATTAGTTACATCAGCATCTAAGTTCCAAGTAACACCATTAGCTACTTCTTTATAGCCTGTGGTCTGAAGCTCCTTACTTAGTGCAGTTAACTCAGTGTAGATTGCTTCATTGAAGTACTCTCTGTTAGGGTCAACCTCATTTAGCCAGTCTTCAATGGTTTTCTCACCGCGCAGTATTGCTGCATTTGTGATTGCAAGCTGTCCTGTCGTAGCATCATAGTAGCCGAGCCCTTCGCCAATGTACTCTCTATCTACAACCTCTTCCTTGTTGCCAGTTTCTTTTATGATATCCTTATAGCCAGAAAACAGTGATGCTGCCTCTCTGCTAAGGTTACCGAAAGCACTCTGGTTAATGTCGAAGTATGCTTCACGTACATTTTTATCAATGAAAGCTGTATCAAGAACGACGCCATCAGTGTTAAGATTGATACCAGCACTACCACTTAGTACATCACGTTCTTTCTTAGATGTAGTGTTGTAGTCTATCAGCAAATCACGCTCTGCACCAGACTCACCTGCCGTCTGTGCCTGAGCAAAGGTTATGCCATCTGCCGTTATCTCGATACCAGCAGAAGCAAGTATCTGTAGGTCAGAAGTGGAAAGTGTCTTGATATCAAGCATGCTAGGAAGGTCTACTGTCCATCCTGCAAGCTTGTTTCTGAAGTTCTCAAGGGCACCCTCAACTTTTTCGCCTTCTTTAGTGAATGAGAGACCATAGGCGTAGATATTACTGGTATCAAGACCATCTATCTGCTTTGCAGCATCTTTTGCTGAGAGTGTTAAATCATCAAAGGATACTACTGTAAGGTCAAGATAATCTGATAGCATCTGCATATCAGCAACTACAGCATCGCTTTCACCTACAAGAGCACCAAAGGTTATACCCTCAGTGTTAAGCTGTGTTGCTAGCAGATTTGCAATCTGCGGCGCTGCAACATTATCAAGCGCATACTGCTTAGATAAGTCTTGATATACACTTGATAGCGTTTCAAATGCATCTATCCGAGCTGTGTCAGATAGGTCATTAAAGTTTACGCTAGTACCAGTTATTAAGCCAAGTAGCTCTTCACCTAGTGTGTAGTTATCTGCGACTTTCTTAAAAGCATACAGGTTAGACTTAACGTCAAGCGATGCTGTCATTTCATTCATGGCTGCATCTACTGTATCATTGTGCTGACCCATTGCTTGTCTTACAATGTTTACTTCAGCACCAAGGTACGCACTATATAGACCACGTATATCATCAAAAGCCTGCTTTGTCTTTTCTCCAGTACCACTCCAGTCTTCATAGTACTGCTCATTGTTTTTAATGGCTTCTTCTAATGCGGCCGGCCCTTCAGTCTCCCAGTAATTAAATGCGTTGCGTGCCTGTAGTGCAAGGTCATTGAAGTCTGTGAAGCCCTGTGTACCCCAGCCGCGATGCATAGTTCCACCGTATGCCGCAGATACCAGCGAGCTATCTCCCCTAAACTTTGCTATACTCTTAGCATACTCATTTAGTTCCTGTGTAGAGAAGAAACTGAAGATAGAGCCGCCATATGCCATCTTGCTATCATATACTGACAGAGCTGCTCTAATTTCATCATCACGGATTGCTGCAGTGGCATACTTCATTGCATCAGCTTCTGAGTAGCCCTTGCCAAGCATATTTACATAATAGCCACCCTGGTCTTTACGTACGGCATTTGCATAGTTATTGTAGTAAGATAAGCCGCCTTCATTTAGTGCAAGTGTGCTTGCAATACCGCTGACAAGACCACCTACAATACCACCAATGATAGCACCAGGACCTGTAAAAGAGGTTGCCGTCGCACCTGTTACAGCGCCCTGTATTATTGCGCCGCCTATGCTTGCAGCTATTGTAGCAACTGCTTGCGTGCCTATGCTAGTCAGCGTCTGTCCATAGGTATTAAGCCAGTCATCAATAGCGGCGTTACGCCCCATATCTGCATTAACTCTTTTTGCGGCTTCCTCGCTTATACCAAAGCTAGACATGAGATAACCAGCACTACTGTTCTTTGCCTGTGACTGAATACTTGACATTGTAGCAGCATTCATAAATGCTTCAATGCCATAAGAGATAAAGTCAAGCGGGCCAATTCCCAGGAAGTCAGAGAATAAGAACTTAAAGGTATACTGTAGACCCTTTAGCAGTTTATTTCCTACTGCTTTACCCAGTGTTTTCCAGACACCGGCATTATCAACCATTGCTAGGTTACTACTTACAACCTTAGCAAAGTCTTCTGCATGCTGTGCAGTTTTGGTAGCAGAAGCTGTAGCTTCAGCAGCGGCAAATGCAGCCTTATTTTTCTGTATTGCATCAGCAGCAAATTTTGAAGCTTCAGCACTTGGCCCAGAAGCAAGCGCTGCTGCGGCATCATCTGATATGCGCATTGCCGCCTCAAATAGCTCATTGTTAGAGCGTATGATAGCCTCGCTGCTCTTGATATTGCTAACTGTCTGGTCAAGCTTACTGTTAAGCTGTGCAAGACGCGTAGTTAGCTTTCCGGCTTCTTCTGGTGAAGCATTTGTTAGCTGCTTTTCAACTGCCGTAATCTGCTCTCTTAAGCTACTATCTGTCTCGCGTAGAGTTTGTAAGTAGGCAGTTTCATTACCTATTTGTGCATCAAGCACACTACGCGCTTCCATAGCAGCTCGACGTAAAGCATCACTGGTTTCATCAGTTAAGCTACCGGCAGCATTTGCCTTTGACCACAGTTCCTCAAAGCGGGCAACAATGTGTGAGTCTTGTAGTGTAGCTGCTGCCTTCTGCATATTTGTGAATGCAGCTAATTCATCTTCAGGTACATACATTGACATCTTAGTAAAGACGTCGTTTGCACCGGCACCATTGATTGGTGTAAAGTTATCAAAGGTATGTGCAGAACCAGTAATATTCTTTGCTGCCTGCTTAAAGGCTGCATTGAATGAGCTACCGGGTGTCTCCTCAAGCAATCTTGTAGCTTCTTCCAGCGTATCCGCATAGAGCCTTGACATTTCAGTGTATGCTGCTAGCTGCTTTTCTGCTGCTTTTACAACATCACTTAACTCAGCTTCACTAAGCTTTGTTAGGTCCGTATACATACTACTGTCTGTATACTTACTTAGTACATGAGCAGCAGACGTATTGCTTAGACCTAGGTCGTTGAGCTGCATCTTATTGAGCAGCGTAGCAAAGTTATTCTTAAGGATAGTTGCCTGGTCACCAGTAAGACCAAGCTCTGCAGCAACAGCATCTACAGCCTTCATATACGACTTTGAGAAGCCACTTGTTGTAGTTCCTGCCTTTGCGGTATATGCAATAAGGTCATCTACATTCTTTAGTATTACTTCGCTTGGCGCCTGTGCTGTGCGTAGAATGTCAGAAAGGTCGCTGCGTTTCAGCGCCTCAGTAAAGATATCTACTAAGCCATCATCTGCCTGCATAGACTTTAATACTGCCCACGGGGCATTCTTAAAGCCACTGATGAAGTTAGTAAACATGGAGCCAGCAGTAGAGGCCCCTGCCCTTACTTTAGAAAAGGCATTCTTTATAGCATCGCCAATATCTTGTAGGTAGGTACCAAAGGTAGTTGAATACATCTTTGATATTCTACTGCTTGGCATTGCCGCTTGTATAACGTCATCTATACCTGCAGCAGCCCTTGTTCCAGGCTGCACATTGGCAGTAACATCACCGATTTGCTGCCCGATATTCTGTCCGATATCCTGCGCAGCATCAGTAAGTGTATCAGTTAGATTTATGTTAGTGAATGTCGCACCAAGGTTTGAAAGTAGGCGCTCGTCTACTGGTATCTCTGCCGCAGTCATACCTGCTTGCATTGTTAGCCTATCTATTCTTGCAGTCGCACTCTCAGAAATCAGGCGCTGCGTCGCCGCGGCGTCGCCTGCAATATTCTGTGTAGCCTCTGCAGTAGCATTCAGTGCTTTATTCTGTCCGCTCAGCGTACCCTGGATTTGTGCAAGTTCCTGTTCTAAGCGGCTTCTTTCTGCTGTAGCAGCCTGCAGTGTATTATCTACGCTTGTATATTCCTGAATAAGCTGCCGCATTGCAGGATTATCGAGCTGAGAGTAGTCACCTTCAAAGGCCAGTTGAATTTCTAGACCGGTTATACTCTCATTTATTGCTGCACGCTGCGCAGTAAGTGCTTCCTCATTTGCTCTAGCTGCCTCAATATCACGCAGGTACTCCTGAATAAGTTGAGAAGTTATACGCTGCGTATCTGCTGCTTGTATTGTAGCCTCAGCACTGGTTGTTGCAACATTGCTTATATTCTGCAGGAAGTATAAGTACTGGTCTGCATTTGCCGCCATAAGGCTTTCACGCAGGTTAATCAGGCGTCCATCAGTCAGGCCCTTATTTTGCCCGATGAAATCTACAATGTTGAAATTCTGATTATCGGCTATCTGCTTAATAAGCTTGTATGCCTGTTCAAAGGTTGGCTGTAGCTCAGTTGTTGTCGCTTCAGACAAGCGTCGCAGCGTCGCCTGGAACCCACGCAGATAATTCTCAATGCTTGAGCCATCTTCGAAAAAGGCGCCAGATAAGCTATAGTTATTTCTTGCGATGCCTTCCAGTGCAGCAGGTAATCTACCCAGGTCATGATTTGCTCTTGTGTATAGAGAACTCTGAACACTGAGTAGAGTATCTACACGTGTGACGAGCTCATCAAGTAGGCCGCCTGTCTTGTAGAAGTTAACCTCGCTAACACCACGTACATCTAGCTTACCTATCTCGTTACTTTCTAGCAATACAGACTGTGCTACGGTCTTATCAGTAAGTACTGCCGGCATGTTATTCTTTAGCAGTGTGAGCCTCTCGCGTAAGTCAAGCAGTTCACTATGCAGAGATATGCTGCGCTGCGGCTGCGCTGTTGCACTTAGAAGAAGCTTCTGTGCATTGTTAAAGAAGTCGTTTACGCTAGCACTTAAGCCAAAGCTGCGAGGGAAGCTACTGAAGTTTGGAAGCTGTCGTAGTGTAGAGGCGCCGCCTAGAGCAGTACCAGAGCGTGTGATTGCAACAAGCTGCTCATTAAGACCAATGCCTGCATCTACATTTGCAGCAATCTGCTTTAGTATTTTGCCATACGTATCTGCAGCGGCAGCTGCCTCTTTTCTCATATCCTCAGATACCGTAACTAGGAGCATTACAGTATCATTGGTCAATGAGCCACGGTGCTGCATAAGAGGTCCAACAAGGCTCTGAAGGTACTTGGCGCTCAATGCTCTATTCTCTTCTAGTCCTAGATACGTCGGCAGCTTACCGAGTGTCTTTTCCAGTTCAGTGAATTTATCATTGAGGGTAGTGTTCAGAGACTCTGCAATAGGCGTTATTGCAACCAGTATCTGATTTTTATCTACTGTTAGACTCTGTGCAGCTAACTGGTAGAAAAGGTTACTGTCATATTCTTTAAGTGCCTGCAGTGCATCAAAGCTTTGAATGTCAAATGCTTTTATTGCATTGCTTGCTGCTGCCTCTGCTGTACCATGAATACCAGCTGCATCAATGAAGGCCATGTACTGGTCCTGCGCTTTAGATAGGCTATCAACGAGCTTATTAAAGCTACTCATACGACTAGTACTCTTTATTTCTATCGGCAGGGCTTCACCAGCAACTTGTCCTACAGCATCAAATTGTGCCTTTGTACCATAGACAGCATTATAAGTATTTATATCACTGACAACAGGAAATACCTTTCCAAAGTTGTCAAGGTTCATTTTCTCAATAACTTCGCCGCGCCACTCGTTGAATAGCCTACGGTGAGTTTTCTCAGGTAATGTAATGCTTACATTCTGCGCAACTTCATCTTCAAGGGCATTAGAGATTATATTTGCGATATACCCTGATAATGAACCATTACCAGTTACTAGGGCATCCATATAACCCGCACTTGCAAAGAAGCCAGAAGTCTTGAATAGCTGCTGTGCTGTGGCAGAGAATTGCTCTGCATTCTGCAGCTGCTTAAAAGCATCATCGGCATACGTATAGGTTACATCCTTTATAGTAATGTCACCTAAAGCAGCCTGTCTGCCTTCTATGGTGCCTACCTCTAGCTGCTGTATATATGCCTTAGGCGCTGTATATGCATCAGGTGCACGTGTATTGCTGAGATAATCAGCAATAGCAGCTGAGTTATATTTACCAGAGTAGATATCGCGGTATACACGATATGGCTCTACTGTTGTATCGTTGCGTAGTTGTGAAAGTACACTTTCTGCACTGTTCGCATAAGCACCAGACCGTGAGAATGCTCCAGACTCTGTATACCATTGTAGTAGCTGCCTTACAACGTCTGCATTCTTTGTAGTAGTCTGACTATCTGCAAAAGCAAGAACTTCAGCAGTAAACTTCTCTAGGCTCTTGTCACCTAGTTTCTCTGCACGCACACGATTGAATATGCGCTGCACGTCAGAGATAAGCTGCCTATTAGCTACATCACTTGTCATAAGCTCTACAGCTAGCTTATCAGATAGACGCTGCATAGTAGTCTGTAGCGTGCCTTCTATGCTTGTTGCAATGCTAGAAGTGTCTAGCATGTCTAATGCACGATATACAGTAGTAAGCTGATTACTCTGCATAGTAATCATTGGCTTAAGCTTAGTACGCAGCATCTCTTCAATAACACTAGCAAGAGATACATCTTCGAAGTGCTGTGCACGGGCTACTACTGTTTGTAGTGCGGGCATAAAGGCTTTGTATGTATCCGGTGCAGTATCTGCATATGTTGTTAAGCCTTCGCGTAGCATGCCAAGTAACTGCTTATCTGCAGTAGCCGTATCGATACCCTTAGTAAAACCAAAGGAGATAGTCTGGTCATGTCGGCCTATACCACGCATTACTTCAAGTGCCTCTGCTGTTAAGTCATCTAGCTCGGTATTAGCCATAGCATCGATTATTGCACGCTCGAAGTATTTAGTATCAAAGGCTATGCCATCTGTGAAAGTAATATCACCTGGGTTGAGCTTGATTGAGGCATTGGCAAGTGACGTAGATATGCTTTGCAGATATGCATTTGTCAATCGCTCCAGGTCACCAGATAACTGTCTTGCAAGTTCTGCTGTATCTTGCGCGGTACCAAACGCAGCCGCTTTTACATAGCCTGCAATGCTATTTACATCTTGCTCAATGCGTGACATTGCTATCAGGCCACTCTGTACGCCAGTATCAGTTATTGCTTGTCTTGTACCTGCAGCAAGTAGCCTCTCTGTATCTTCAGCAATGCTGAGTACATTATCACGTATAAGGCTAATGCTGTTCTTAGCATCAGAATAAGGTATATTATAAGTACGTAGGATAGCCTCGGTAGTAGTAAGGAAGTTAGTAACATTGTCTGTAAGCTGCCCTAATGCATCGACACCAAGTGTAGTGAGAGCCTTAGCCTCTGCTGCATTATCTATTGCATACTGAGTAGTAGCCTCTACTAGTTGCTGACGCATAGCTTCAATAGCAGTATTTATAGAACGCTGAGCAGCGCCTAACTCACCGCTTGCTGCTTCTTCAAGATATGTCGGTAGCGTATCATTAAGCTGTGCAAGAACCTGTTGAAGATTTCCTTCACCATAGATACTCTTTATAGCATCCTGTGTTATTGCTTCTATTTCTGCATCTGTTGCTATAGAAGCACCAGCAAGCGTATTCTGCTGAATAAGCTGCGTAGTCTGCTGACGTATAGTATCTCTAAATTTCTGTGCGAGTTCATCTGCAGTAAATGCCAGATTTCCAGCACGCTGGTTTTCACGTACTTCATTTGCAACAGATAGAAGCGCATTACGGAGACTGGTATCTTGTACAGAAAGTTCACTTGCCTGCAGTATAGCACCAAGGTCTGCACTGCCCGCACCACGCGCCCATAGTTCATCTATCTTTGCTATTAGTGTATTTGGAATATCACCGCGGTAACCGGCCTTATATGCAACTACTAAGTCGCTTAGGTCACCGCTGGTTATTGCGTTGAGCTTTATATCATCGAGGGTATCTGAAGCGCCTACTAATGCATTAAGGATGCCTACGCTATATACTGAATTGTCTTTAAGTATATTATGCACAGCAGCGTTGACGCGTTCTGTGAGCATCGGTACACTATTGAAGGCATCAGGTGCTTCACGAAGAAGTGATACTACTTCGTCAGTTAATGCAGAAGAACCTGCATCAGTTAATATTGTGGAAAGCTGCTGTGGAAGGTCTTTCTGTAGTGTATTAAGTATGGCTGTAGTACTTAAGCCATTACTAGATAGAGAGCGTGCAGAAGTAACCTGTGCAACAGTAACAGTTGATAAGTACTTTGCCGACTGCTCATATATAGTCTGTATTGCACTTTCAATGCTGCTCTGCAGTTCCTGTGCCTTTGCTACTATGAGGCTATCAGCACCTTTGCCAGCATACGTAGTAAGCGTATCAGTAAAGGTATGTGCGGCTGGTAGAATATCTTCTGCTGTACGTGTAAGTGTGCGATTAAAACTTTCAATAGCACTTTCAAGAGATGAAGTAAGCCTATTTTCTGCTATTACTTTAGAGTTAGAGCGTAAAGCATCTATTGTCTCATTCAAAGAGCTCTCAGTAGCCATTATTCTGCTATTGAGCTCATCACTTGTCTGAAGCATTTCACCGCGATTTGTGTTACGCAGCTGTCTTTCAGTCTGTAAAGTATTTAGCTTCTGAATATCACGAGCATATGCAGATAAAGCACTCTTTTGACTGTCTAGCGAGAATAAAACCTGCGTAAGGTCTAGTTCTTTTGCGCGCTTCTGTAGTGCTGTAATCTGCTCTACTACTGGGCGTATGCGCGCTACAAGCGAAGCATCATAGTTCTTACCCTGTTTTATTATTGCAACAGTAGTCTGCTCTATTGCTTCATTTGTGCGCTGTAAGTCCTCAGCAAAGGATATAGGCTTTGTAGAGAAAGGAGACTGCGGCGTGTAATAAGCACTTACGTCAACTTCGGATAGTAAGCTGTTTAGTTTCTTTTCTATCTTTCTTGAAGACTCAATAAGAGCTTCATAGGCCGTATCTGTTTCACGCGTAGGATATGCCTCAGCAATACGCCGTCGTAAATCAGCAAGCTGGTTATCAAGACTCTGTGCTTCTTGCGCCTTAGCATAGATTGTAAGCTTATCAAGTATAGGTGAAACTGCATCATCAACAGTGATGCCAAGCTTATTTGCTGCTGCAAGATACTCCTTGTTTGCCTGCTTTATGCCAGTGCGCATAGCATCTATCTGAGAAGCTGATACGTCAGTAACTTTTCTACTGAGCATGTCAGTAGCATCATTTATAGCGGCATGAACTTTTGCATCTGCAGCATCATATGCATCCTGTGCCTTTTTAGCTGTAGCAGCAATATCATCTGCTGAGGAACCACTTGGACCAGTCTTAGGTCCTGTTGCCTGCTTCTGCTTTGCAACTTCTTCTGTATAGCGCTTTTTGAAAGCATGCGCCATGCTTAGGGATAAGCCAGTAAGAAGAAGCGGTGTCCATGCATTTAGTGCAGAAAGCGTTGCGTCACTATTATCATATACAGAGCCCCAGTCAAACTTTGGCATTATAAGCTCTTCTTCGATATGCGCTGGGAATATATACTGAAGCTTATCTACAAGAGCAGCCAAGTCTGGGAATGTTAACTCATCATCATCAGTTGTGTCTTTATCCTCTGGTACCTTGTATACTTCATCAAAAGAAGCAAGCCAACTGTCTGATGCTTTCTTTGCACTCTTGCTTGCCTTCTCCTGAATAACATTGAACGCACCTACACCTTTATTTGCAATGCTTTCGAAGGACTCATCGAATGTACCTTCGTACTCTTTTATTGCAGCATTGTAGGCATCCATCTGCTCCATGTACTTATCAAACGCACTTTCGAAGTCATCAGGTAAGCCTGTATTAGTAGACAGTCCTGCAAAGCTTTCGAGTAAGGTATCCAGAGCGCCAGATAGATATAGGGCAGCAGCGCCACCTACGAGTATGCTACCTGTGAGTACTTTAAGACCTGTGCTTGCAGCGATAGATGCAGGAAGCAGACTAGTCATACTTAAGTACGTATTGCGTAGGTGCACGATTAACGCTGCCGCCATCTGACCTACATATCCAAGCGTATGACCAACACGGTATACAATATATACACCTGCGCATACTTCAAACAGTTGCTTGAGGTCAATGTTGAAAACTTTTAAGGTATCGTTCACGCCATTCAGCACATCACCGAATGCGCTGATACCTACTGTAAGCGTAGTTATTGAGTAGTAGAGCCCCTTGCCAAACATTGTAACAAGTGGTTCACAGGTTATATATAGCTCCTTTGCTGCACCTATAAGATTTCTAACATCTCCTACGAGTGCAATAAGCTGCGTACCAAAGCGGCCAGAGCTATCCATGTCAAGCGTAAAACTACGCAGAACACCTACACTACCCTGGTCAACCGCTATCTCTCTATACTTATTTAGTTCATCACGAACGACCCTAATTTTATCTGAAAACGCATCGTAAACACCACTGGTAGCAACATGGCTAATCATCAAAGCATTATCCTTGATTGAATTAGTCATACCAGCTATGGTATCAGCAATCTCAGAGGCGGCACCCTTATAGCGCTTCTGTAAACCACTAAGTATTGCTACAATAGAGTCATTTGCATCAAGCCATAAATTGCCAAGATTTGCAATATCTGAACCTGAAAGGTTCATCTCTTCTTTTAGTATCTCATAAATAGGAATATTTGCATTTGCTAACTGCCTAACCTCTTCAGCAGCTAAGCGACCCTTAGTCATAATCTGACCAAGGGCAGTAACTATGCGCTGCATGTTAGCTTCTGATGCGCCAGTTGCCGCTGCTGCATCATTTATTGTAGTCATTACACTCTTTACAGAGCGAATGTTGACACCCATAGACGCCATAAACTTAGAAAGGTTTACAGCGCTCTCGGTGGTAAACGATGTATCAGCAGCTACCTGCTGCATCTCACGTAGGTACTCAAGAGATTGTGCAGTCTTATCTGCGCCATCCATAAAGTACCGCATAGCAACCTGCGCCGTTTCCATATTCATAGAGAAGTCAGCTACTGCTGAAGCAGCTGATGCTGCAGCTTCTGCTATGCCTGTAAATGTAGAATAAAGCACTAAGCTACTTGCTACACTCTTTGCACTGCGTATATTACGCGTTATGTCTTCCCATCTTGCTGCAAAGTTTTCAGCCTGTGCATCTAACTCACTAAATACTCTACTGGTTTTAGTGTTAGTCTGCTGCAAGGCTTTTGCATATTGTGTAGTATTAAGCGTTAGGCCTAACCCTACAGAAACGTTATTAGTTGCCATGCATGTACCTCACTTATATTAAGAATGGTGCCTCATCTACAAAGTCACATGTAATCTTTTCATCCTTAGGATTGTGATAAGAATTACAATCAGCATGTACTTCAGACAAAGCATTAAGAACTGTAGGAGTCGTGCGCCAGAAACGTTTATCTGTCATTTGTAAAATGACCGTTCCTGTATAGTACAGGAGCGGCCAATTCCATCCAGTTATTGCTTCTTTTACTCGGCTGCTTCTGGCGCCTCTGTGTTTTTTCCTTCATCAGCATTTTTAGCCGGTACCAGGTCGCGAAGCAGTGCAGCTACGATTGCAGCATTAACTTCACGTACATTTGCGAGTGTAACCATAGAACCAAGCTTTGCTTTTGATGTGCCGTAACCGATAATCTCATCGTGTGCATTGTACTGTGCAGAGTCATGCATTGTACCAGCATACAGCAGGTTCAGTGTGTCAGTGTGCGTTGCACTTGTACGCTTACCAAGCATATCGTCGAGCAGCACGGCAAGCGGCTTACCACCTACTGTTACAGTATTAACGTCAACTTCCTTGCCGTCTACCGTAACGCTTCTGTCCTGTGGCTCATTTGGATTACCAAGTATAAGCTGCAGGATTTTATCAATGCTGCCATAAGTCTTCTCAAGCTCACAGAAAGCATTGAGGTCATATACCAAGCGGTATTCTTTGTCGCCGAGCTTAATCTTTACATCATCAGCCTTAAAAGTTAAGGCCTTGTTTACGGGTTTATTTTCCATAATGGTCAGTCCTCTCTTCACATATCATGCATTTACGCCGTTAGCTTACGGTCCAGGAGTTGTAGGAACGAGCAGCTCAAGCAGATTATCTACTGCCTTCTTAGTAACGTCACCCTTTGTGTCGGTGGTGTTAGTGCAGCAGATTACAGCCTTACTGAACCATGCCTTGAACTGGCCATCCTCCTTGATAGTGGATGTCTTACTGTCAGCCTTAGCCTTAGCAAGAATATCATCAGTATCAACAGCGTAGCGCCAGTTGTTGTCGCAAATTCTCTTGGAGAAGTTACCAGAGATTGTGGGCGTGTTCCAGTTGATGGAGTCAGCCTTTGTCTGGTTGTTCTCATCAGGAGCCGTGAACTTGCCCTTGAGGTACCAGAGCAGACGAGACGCACCATTGGACTTCTTAACAGACATGCCGCAAGCAACCCAAGGCGGAGTGTTATCAGAGCTGGATACAGTGATACCACCAGCGGTATCTTCGCCGAGAAGAACGGCTCTGTGCTCAGGCGGAAGGTCTGCAACATTGAGCTCAAGGGTCATAGCACCAAGAGTAGAAGCAACCTCATAAGGACCGTCGTCAGCAAACAGAGTATCGTTAGAAGCAGACGGGGAGAAGTTAGCAGTAATCGCACCAGTAAGTCTGATGGGGTCAGCATACAGGTCAGCGACAGTTCCTGCAACGTCAGCACCAAGCGGTGCATCCTTCTCTTCATCGAGAAGAGCATAGTATAGGTTGGTAAGACCTATAGCAACACCTTTAGCCATAAATTAGCCTCCTTAACAAAGTTTCTTGGAAATCATTTTGCAGACTAAATCAACAATACGCTCGCTTGACTGCACCGAAGCATCCTGTATTGCTACTGGCTGCTGAAGCAGTTCGGCGTATACGTCAAGGTCATCTGCAAGATGCAATATTCCAGTTGTATCTATTTCAGACAATCTCTTATCAGGATAGTCAGGACTGTCTGTCTGTAGATGTCCTACTATCTGCTGTGCTGTGTGCAACGCAGATAATATGGACTTTGCTCTAACACGTATTCTGAAGAAGTGAACTTCAGCATCTACCTGTGCTGGTACATACGTAGTCGCCTCTTCTTCATAGATGCTAATGCAGTCTACAGGTTCCTTAGGCATTGTCGTGATGAAGAGATTACCTGCTAAGACCTTGTGCAGCTTGCTTGCGAGATATTCTGCAACGTATTCAATTAAGCTTTTCATCGCAGGTTCTCCTTAAAGTTTTGCTGAAAGTCTTGAACTAACTGCTGAGCTATCTGTTGAGCCTTTTGATTAGCTGTTACAGCATCCTTAGCAGTAATAACGATAGTTGTAGCGCCACGAATTAAGTCATACGTAACTGTATCAGTCTCTGACTCATCAAAGCTTAGCAAGGCAGGCTTTTCGTTGAGTGTACACGCACTCATTGACTTAGCTGCGGCTTGCATAACAGTATTGTCAATATTCTTAAAAGCAGCACTGAGGTCTCGCTTTTTGTAGTTAATCATAAATACAGAACTGTAATAGACTTGCCACCAGTATTACCATCGTAGTAAGCCCCAATTTTGCGTATCTCATATTTTGTGTCTGGGTCTTCAGGAAAAGCAACCATATCCTTAATCGATACTTTGAGACCTTCTTGACAGTATAACTGCTGCGAGGACCAATAGGAATCGTTGTGCGCATCGCGTATTTCTTTTGTGTCATCTACACGGTAGCACTTTGCATTTATCGCTTTGCCATACTGCTCATCTCCAGCAAGGTCTTTACCTTTATAAGGTATAAGCAAGAACGGAAAGCGTATCCATTCTAATAAGCTTTCGTACATATGCAGCCTCCTTATGTATCGTTAGCCATCATATGCTTATCGAAAATTTTCTTATAAGAATAGTCAGGAAGAGGGGGTGTGCCAGAAAAGCGTAAGCGCGCCTCAGCTTTATCTGCCTCATCTTTGAAGTAGGCCAACCTGTCCTTAGTTTCTTCGGACTGCGGACCGAGCGAGCGCTTTGTAGCTTTAATAGCATACATTGTGGCGGCCTGACGGAACAAAGCTGCACGTAGCTGCAAGTCATCAAGCTCGCCATTTATCGTATATTTTTCTACAAAGTAGAGAATTTCAGCATCCTCAAGGACGTACCCATTTTCATGCGTGTCACCGATAACAAAGCGACAATAGTCTATTTTATTGTGACCTGGGTCGCCAGTATAAGTGAATGACATTTAGGGCCTCCTTACTTGTGTAGTCGAAGCTTCTTTACTGTAGAAGACTCTTCATTAACCGCAGCGGCAGCCTTTGGCTCTTTGCCTGCAGTATCTCCGCTAGCTACGTCCGTAGCCACCGCTGTGGTGTTGGGTGAAGAGGGGACTGCAAAATCAGTTGCAGGGATAATCTTGCCCTCTGCAAGCTTTAGCCGCACATTGCGGATTTTGTCTTCCGGTATGATGCTTCCTTTATTATAGAATACACCATAGCTCTTAAATTTGCGTAGTGCAAGATATTCCATGGGCATCTCCTTAGATTACATCAGACATGAAGACGCCCATATCCTTGCAGATAACTTTCTGGTCGTAGGCGGACTCCATCTCAAGTCTCTCAGTACCAAGACCGAGTGCATCCATCTTGATACGTGTGATACGTGAGCCGTAGGCATTATTTGCGCCCTCAAGACCGGTCCATGCGAAGATGTAGCCTGCTGTAGGCTCCATAAGCGAAGGCCGCTGTGCTCTGTAGCCGATAAGCACCTTGTTCTTGTAGATGAAGTGGGTGTTATCATTATTCTCAGAGTAATTAGGCGTCTGCTTGCCGTCGTTGATTACACCCCAAGGAATGTAAATCTGGTCAACTTCAAACAGAGAAGCGATAAGGTCGATGGTTACGATACCCTTCTGAGTGTACTTGATGCGATCGATGATGTCCTCGTGGTTCTTAAGAGCATAGAAGACGTCGGGGGACATAATCATGAAGTTAGGCTTCTTGCCTGTGCTGTTTGCCATGTCAAGCATTACGTTGTTTACAACGTTTACAGGGTCAGAAGTCGGGTCAGACCACTTCTTAAACTGTGCGCCGCTGGGTGTACCAGTAGTACCAGTCATATCCTTACCCCATACGCCCGGCTTGAAGAAGGCATCTACGAAGTGCATTTCGCGGTTCAGCAGCATCTTGTTGGAAAGCCAGTTTACTGCATCACGCTCAACGTTGAGGGGTGCATCATAGTTGACGCGCTCTTCCTGCGTGATGTCATAATGGTAGGCGTACTTACGGCAGTAGTACGGGTCCTTAGTAGTAACATTGAAGTTACCGCCGGCAGACTCAGCGCCGCGGCCTCTTTCCTGTACTTCATCTCTGAACATATCCTCCTTAGAATACTGGAAGTAGATGTCAGAGCGCTTCTGTACAGGGATGATAGGGAAGACCTTATCTGCGATAAACGCATTGGCACCCTGCTGGTACGCTACAGATATGTTTGTGAGCGCCCGGTCAATATGACCGAGGTTTGCTAACTGAGGCATTATGTGTTATCTCCTTTCTTAAGTAATAGAATACGGAGCGTCAAACAGAACAACGCCCACAAGGTCATCAACGCTTGTGCCAGCGCTGATAGTCATACCGAGAGCAGTACCAGAGGCTGCCTTAACAACCTTACCGTCGCTGAAGGTAACAAGCGTATTTGCTGCGAGCTTTGCTTCGCCAGCAACACACGGATATATACCCATTACAACAGTGGCCATCTGCTCAGCATCATCGGTGCCGTATTCTACAACACCTGCAAAAGGCCTAGAGCCATCAGCAAGCTCAAGACGGCCACTAGTGCTCCACTGTACGCCGTAGTACTTGTCAAGCTTCTGAGCGGAGTAGTAGGCCTGCCGCTTAGTTATAGCTTCAAAAGCTGTATTTGCCATGCTTTAAGCTCCTTTCACATAAGATGTGTAAACATCAGGGTTCTGCTCACACGCCTGTGCAAAGGCCTGCTCAAAAGACATTCCAGCGTTAGCAGCCTGAAGGTCCTTTGCGGACTTTTCGAGTGTAGCATACGCCTGGTCTGCAGGACTCTGCTTCTCGATAACGCCCTGTGCATCAGAGCCTGCGGGCTCCTTAGTAACAGACTTTTCGATAGCCTGCGCTGCAGCCTTAAGTACCTCATAGCCAGCCGGCGAGATAGACTTAAGTACACCCTTGAGGTCTTCCTCCTTGCAAGGAATAGCCTTTACTGCGTCGAAGCGCCGTGCAGCGAGTGCCTCCTGCTCCTTTGCAACAAGCATATCAAGAGTCTCCTGCTGCTTCTTGAACAGTGCAGCGAGCTCAGGTGATGCAGTCTTGAGAAGGTCTTCAGGAGTAGGCTCTGCTGTCTTTGCAGGTTCAGCAGTAACAGGGGCCTGCTTTTTGAAGTCATCAAGCTGCTTCTTTAGGTCAGAAATCTCTGTGTCCTTAGCAGACATAAGACCTTCAAAATGCTTGTTTATCAGGTCAAGTACGGGAGCTTCAAGAGACTTAGAGACCTCTTCAAATGTCGTTGGTGTAGGCATTTGTGTATTCTCCTTTCGCTTTGTTAATAAAATGTCGGCGCGGGAATTAGCGCCAGTATTACACAATGCAACGCGCGTTAAATCTAAGTCGATTAAGCATGTCTGCATTTCTGTGTCTGGGATTTCGTTGGGCATTTCCTCAACTCCATTCTATTATATTATACGTGATAAGTGCCTATTAGTTACAGGTTATTTTGATGGTCAAAGAAAAATTTTAACAAGGTACACGAACAGCTCTACCCTCAATACTGAACATATTATAGGTGCCGTCTATTACCTTTGCATATACCTCAGGGTCTGGTATATAGAAGCCTACCCACCAGCCCTCAGGAACTGTGCCCTCAGGTATACCTAGCACAGCCATCTTTTCCTTTGTGAACATGAAGCTTTCTACAAGCCAGCCACATTCAGTACCAGGAAGATGCTCCTGATTTGCTACGCCGTGTGATAGTACGTAGTTATAGGCAGCTGCTTCCAAAACATCGGTCTTTATCATGTCACCCTGCCAGTCGAATGGCACTGAACCATCTTCCTGCACAGTAACATTAGCAAAACCGAATACTAGCTTCTGCGGTGCGTATTCATCTTTGCTAGGACTCTGTCCGAAGTTACGCATAACTACGTCATACTCATCATCTTCGCCATATTTGCGCGTACGGCAACAGCGCTTGTTTATTGCTAGCTTAAAGCTAACAACATCAAGCATAGGGTCTTTGTAGATACCTTTACGTATAGGAACTATATCTATGTCCTTTGTAAAGGTTACAGGTACATTACTCATTTACTCACCTCCTTATGTGTAAGACATATCAGACTGCTTGAACTTATTATCTGCTTCATCCTGTATCTGTGAAGCCCCAGCGCTGTTGTTTGAAGTGCTAAGTGTCCGCGCCATCTCTTCTTCAGTTGTTGCAGTAGGTGCATTTAGCAGCTTCATAAACATATTGTAGAGCTCAAGATTAGAAGTAATATCCAAGCCAGAGGCACGCAGAAGAAGTGCAACTTCATTGAGTGTCGGTGGCTTGAGTGTATCTGTAGTAATCTGTGGATACTCTTCCAGTTGCCAGTTGTTTAATGCAAACAGCTTCGGCACAGCCTGTGTATTAAGCACGGCACATATGCTATTGATAATAGCTGTTATAGAGCGCGTAAGCAAATCCTGCTTAGTTTCTGATAAGGCAAAAGAGCCCGAGCCAGAGTCGCCAAGCAGAATTAAGTCTGACAGCATAGTCATAGCAATGCGTGTCTCGTGCCTGTTTATAATCTGATTTGTATCAAGATTATTTTTACCCTCAGGGCCAAGAAGCTTGAGCTCCCAACCGTACGGAAGGATTACGCCATGATTTGCATCCTGCCGCAAGCCATTAACAAGGCTCTCAGCCCAAGCCATAAGCTCTACCATCTCTGGATTGTTCTTGTCAAACAGAGGTGTAGCTTCATCTGGCTGCAGCACGGGAACACCAGCCAGTGAGCGCTCAATACCTATACCCTCAAGCTCTTCAATGTACCTCTTAAAGTACCAAGAGCGATAACAGCGCCTGAGCAGGCTAGTACCTTCAGGGTTGCCACGCGTACTGTTTAATCTGAAAAGCAAATTATCCTGTATAGGGATATCAACCTGAGCACCTTCAGCGCCTACACGCGATGGGTCTTGTCTGAAAGCAACGGCTCTGCCGGTCTTTTTATCAAATACCCATGAGTCGAGTGTTGCCTGTGAGCGTATGGGTAATGAGCGCCAACCTATGCGGCCATCAGTGTACTTGGAGTGCAGTGTAGGTCTGTTTTCTAAAGGACCCCTACGCACCTTGTAGAGTATCTCATGAAAACTGAAGCCATAGGTTAGCATAGAGAGTACATTGCAGATAAAGTCATCCCAGCTATCTTCCATATCATTCATGCATGAGGTAAGGAAGTCAGCAGCTTCTTTATCTTGTGGTGCAGAGCCACTAGGAACAGCTTTCCAAGTTACGCTGCGTATGAGGGTCTCTATGAGGTATAGGGAGGCCCCTACAACCGCATCATTAGATGCCATTTCCTGGTAAACTGCGCCTGCCTGTGGCCAGCGTAAGTCATACAGAAATTCTTCATCAACTATTCCAGAAGACTCTCTAAGACCTACGATGCCTACTGGATTTGCTTTTATACGGTGTTGACTTGATTCTGTTGACTCTGTCGGCTTTGATGTATTTGCTTTGGTAATATTTAAGCCAAAGAGTTTCATTTATCTACCTCCTATTTGACATAGAATTGTGCCAGTATGAGCCAAACATAGGCATATCATTTGAGAAGCTGTTTCGCTGTTCTGTAGAGCTACTTTCTTTGCTTTTCATGTATGTCCGTGCATTTAGTCTACTCGGGGCACTAACCGGTAGAGCTTGTGCAAATGAGTTAAAGGCGCCAGAACAGCAGTCTACTATATCATCATGCGCCCCATGCGGAAAGGCTTCCAGCTCAGAATAGAGTTTATCTAAGAAGCGACACCGTGTGCTCACAAAAACATTGCCTCTTTGCATTGCAATAGCAAAAGGTCGAGCTCTTTCAACTTTTGATACACTAGGCATGTTATCAGCAAAGTTGTAACCTGCTAATGCTTTAGCGTAAGCTTTTATGGTGAATACACCAGATGAACCACCTTCGCGCTCCATGCGCACTGCACAAGATGTAGTATCTGCTGCAGCCGTTCCTACAACAAGGTCCATGACATCTTCAACGCCCTTTTGAACACGGACGATGTCTTCAATGTAGTAGTTAGTTCCATCAAAGCTCATCTTAAGTCCTACTGTCCAGTCTGGGTCTGTCTTTGTACGTCCTTTCTTCTGCATGTACTTTGGGTCGATACTAGCAAGGTCCCAGTAGCGTACTTTACGCCGGTTGCTAGGTAGCATTGCTGGCTCTATTGGTATGAGCCAAGCAGTGTCAAAAATGTCACCTTTTTCGCGTATCTGCCAGTCACCATTTTCTAGCTGTGCACGGGTTACATCGTCAAGCTCTGCAAGTGACCTGCGATACTCTTCTGCATCAAGGTAAGGGTTATCTTTAAGCCCTGAAGGAAGGAATACTCTACGCGGCACTTCAAGTCCTTCATTTGCAGCATCAATATCTACAAAGTACCTCTGGTAATAGTAGTCACCGTATGTGCCACCAGGGTTTGCTGTTGACCTGATACGCAACGGTGCTTTCATACCTTTGGTACGTCGCAGACGTGAATGCAGATATGTAAACTGCTGTGGATTTATGTGCGTAACCTCATCGAAGCCGATGAACTGAAACTCGGCACCCTGATATCTAAGATGGTCATCTTTTGCATCAAGGTAGCCAAAGTTTAGTGTTGAGTTGTACTCCTTAAAGATATACTTCTTATCCTTGTCTTTCCATACTACTGAGCCATCTTCAAGAAAAGGCGCTAGCCACTGCTGTGATAACGGTATCAAAGCAGATGGCAGCATAAGGTCTGCAAAAGTCTTTCTAAAAAGAATAGCAGAATAGTTTGGAACATCCATATACTGTAATGCAGCAGCAAGTATGAATACTGATTTGCCACCACCGGCAGCACCACCATATAGCATCTCATAAATGTTATTCATGAGTAGTGCGGCAGTCTGCTTAGCTGTTGGCTTTATTGGTATGAACTTGTTTAGTTTTGGCGTCATTGCCTGCTGCAAGGCTAGCATTTCTGACGCTGAAAGCTGTTGTAAATCCATAGTCCCCATATCACCCTTTTATGTGTTATTTACCTCATCTGGTTCTGTAGGAAGGGCTATAATCCCGGCGATAAATCCCGCGGCTGCTACCCATAGTTTACGACTGGTGAGCTTGCGTTTCCAGTCAATTTTCATGACGTTTTTCCTCCTGTTCCAAGTCGTCAATGCGGTGGTTTATGACCTTTATCTGCTCCTCCACCACTGGCATGCGCCGCGCGAAGTTGTTATGCTCCGCGACCTTGTTTTCAAGCTGCTGAATGCGGTAGTTCGTCAGCTTGCTGCTCACCAGAATACCTCCAAGAGAACCGCCGAGGGTTCCTATCAGCGAAATAAGCGCCACAATGACCGTATTATCCATCACAGCACCTCTGCGTCAACATCAAAGCCCAGCGCGATAAGCTGCGCCTGCACCTTGCCTAAATCAGCCTTTGTGACGGTCTTAGTGCCGGAAACCTTGTACCGCACGACTTCCTCGCCGCCGTTGGCTACAAGCTCCCTAAACCAGTCCATATTCTTCCCGAATTTCGCCAACCAATGGTCGCAGTCGCCGTGATTAGAGGCGTAGCCCCGCGCACACGCTTCCTTGTGGCTGATGATGTTCTCCAGTTTGATGGTCGGGTAATTCTTCATCAGCCGGGCGCAGAGCTGCGCGGTGAGCTTGAATGCTTCGGTGAAATACACCTTGTCTGCGAGGTCGTCCTCGCAAATCTCTATCTGTATGTACGCGGGTGCGTAGTTGTAAGAGCCTTTCGCGCCCGAACCGCACCCCCAGCAGCACATAGTCCACGGGAGCAGCTTTGCCGCGCGGACTTTACCACCCTTGTCCAGACCTACAGCGCCATGCGGGCAGACATCGCTGTCCGGGCGGTCGAAGTAGTTCTTGTACGGATTTTCACCGCAAATCTCCGGGGCATTGACGTACCGGCGCAGGTTCGGGTTGTTCGCCCCGGTGCTGTGTACGATTATCCCCGCCGGAGAACCCGCGGGCATTTTCCTGTTTACCTTGTAGCACAGGTTATTTTTGGCATAAGCCGTGAATGTTATAGGCTCACGCATAATGCACCTCCTATCTTATTTCAACGCTTACAACGTTATCGGAAATCCTCTCGATAACAAAAAACGTATCAAATCCCCGCGACTCTGCCCGGGTAGCTATTCCGTTCTGACCACATTTGCAGAAGCAGCCGGCTTCGCACGTACCGTCGTCCCTGACCGGGATAACGCCGATCATGCCGACATACGACCACTCGGGGCGATTTTTGCGCTCGATGTAGTCGTTCTGCTTTTTCGAATCATAGTCCGCTGCAAGCTTATAGTGCGCGTTCTTGATGATATTGCCCGTCTTAATCATCACAGGCATTCCATTCTCGTCAATCATGGGGGCGCCATCATCATCAAGCTGCTCGACCTCTTCCTCCGCGTCCTCATAGACAAAGCGGTTGAACTCGTCCCGCTCATATCTCCAGTAGTAGTCCTCGTCAGCATTGCCTACAACGCTGGGATTTCCGGACGTAATGCCCACAATGTAATCTCCCTCGTTCGCCTTGTGCAGCAGCCCGTTCTTTATGGTAACCATGTAACCAACCCTGTCCTCGTTGTCGGGGTTGCCGTCAGCCCAGGGCTTTATAAACTCCGCATAGTCAGCGCCGCTGGAATTAAAGGCAGACAAGCCGTAAACAGCACCGCCATAGGTCACGCGGAATGCGTTGCTGAGAGCGTCTGCACTTGTGCCATTGCCGATAACAAATGAGTCGCCTGTGTTATCTTTTGCACTCGTAGAGTTTGTCATTGCCTTGTTGTATTTGCCACCGGCATGAGAAGCATAAGAAGATGCTGTTGTGCTATTGCCTTCTGCATGAGAAGCCTCGCCAGACGCTGTTGTCCCACTGCCTTCTGCATGAGAAGACCCGCCAGACGTTTTTGTCCCACCACCTTCTACATGAGAACTATAGCCAGACGCTGTTGTGTTACTGCCTTCTGCGTGAGAAGCCATACTAGACGCTTTTGTGCTATTGCCTTCTGCATGAGAAGACCCGCCAGACGCTGTTGTCCCACCACCTTCTGCATGAGAATAATTGCCAGACGCTGTTGTGTTACTGCCTTCTGCGTGAGAATAGGATTTTAATGCTTTTGTATGATATCCTTCTGCATGAGAATGTGTGCCTGCCGCCTCATTATTTGCATAGTCATTAAAAACTTCTGATGTATTACTTCCGGTATATGTTTTTCCTTCATAAGTATACGTTTTATTTTCTGTGTTTTGTCCAATAGAAGAGAATCCTGCGGGAACATTTGCATTTACAGTATATCCATTTACTGTTGCAGCGTTGCCGCCGTCGGCAGTATTACACCATGTCGTCCAACCTGTGCCACTATAGTGCCTAAAATACATAGCAGTAGGTGTACCATCGGATGCCGTGGTGGGGACATATATTTGTGTGAATGAGCCAGTGCCGCCAGCGTATACCAATAATGTACCCCATTGGTCGGACGGTGTATGTACACAATTGATCGCTAACCCTGAGCATGGATATTTAATATCATCAAGATCAATGCCATTTAAATATCCACGCGCATAAATAAAGTCATCAGCGTGTTTACCGCCAAGTGTATCAGCGTTGCAGCGTGACCAGTCCGTCCACACCCCGTCTGTTTCAGACGTAGCCTTGTATATTCTGACGAACCTTTCAGAGGGGTTCGCCCAGTCCGTCCAGACTTGCCGAACTAATCCGAATGGCGTCGGAGCAAATCCCTCACCGTCAAAAGAGGAAACATCAAGGAATCCGTAGGCTGTTGGTGTATCAGTGAAGTTAAACGCAAATATGTGCGCTTCTTCTTTGACACGTGAAATAGCGTCACTTCCGGCACCGTTTGCAAAGTGATAATTGAAATTTGTACTTGAACCTAAGAAACTGCTAGCCGGAAGATTACCGACTGTATCTGCATTTCCTCCATTCGCAGGAAGACTTGTCGGAATATCGGTAAGCTCCGCCTTGCCGTCCCACGCCGCCTTTTCTTCAGCAGTGACGTGTATATTACTGTCATCTGCATGCACTGCAAGTTTAGCTTTAAACTGTGACCATAAGGTACCTACACCTTTATTGTCAAGGAATATTCTCAAGAGTATTCTCCTTTCTATTTGACATTATTTCTGAGAGATGCTTCAATGCTTTATTACGTAATAAGAACACTTGGCACTCGCTATAGAACCTCTCAGAAATATTACTTATGCACTTGTTATTGCAAGTATCTCAGCCTCAGTCATAGGCGTGAGGTCATTGGAAGTAATCTCAGTCATTACAGAGCCACTCCAGCGATACGATAACCCAGTACTTTCTGCGAGGTTGATGTAGATGACACCGCGAAGTGGGTCTTCAGGTGAACCCCATGTAGAACCACTTGCTGTGTAGATTTTCAAGTCAGTGGTATTGAAGTACTTGTCGCCATCTGAGGCACTTGCCGGTGCCGTATCTGTCATATCAAGCAACTCTACAACATCGTCTACATACGATGGTAGCTGCTCAGAAGGCACCTTACCCGTTGCATCGAGGCTGGCAACGCCGTTTACTGCTCCGCGCAGTGTTACATCCAGCTTAGTAGTATCAGATGGGTGAATATGGTCTTCGCGTGCAAAAGCCTCAGAACTGCCGACTGTAGCAACATCATCCATGAGTGGCGCGTTAGTACCAGGTGTTGCATTCTTCAAGCTGTCGAGTTTGTCTTTATATGCAGTAGTGAAGTCCTCAGTTGACAGCTGCTTTCCAGCAACCTTAGCTACAAACTTCGCTTTAATCTGCGCCCAGAGTGTAGTCAATCCTGACTCATTTAAGAAAGTATTCATACACAAATCTCCTTAATTCTTGCATCAGTAATCTCACTGATGCCAATGTCTGCAAGGGTAAGTGGACCCTTTATTACTGTACCTTCGATTGTAGGCAGGTTTGACAGGGCTTCATAGTCTGTCGTACCACCCGCACCGCCACCGCGTGCTTTAAGCTTACCGGTAGATGCATCGAAATATATAGTAGTTCCATCAGGATTTACTATATCCGTATTAAGCTCTTTGATGTAGCGCTCACGGCCAATGCAAAGAACTACGCGCTCGGTGCCATCTGGGTTCAGCTTAGTCACAGCATATACCGCTGCTAATTCCGTGCTACCTTTACTCATTGGTATCCTCCTTGCTAGAGGTATCTGAAGTATTCTTGTTTCTTGCTGCATCTACGACACTTTCACCAAGAACATAGATAACCAGTGTGCCTACAGCTGAAAGCAGGCTTGTTACCTGCTGCTGCGTCATCTCAGGAACATTAAAGAATGCCAGCAGAGAAATCACGACGGCAGTGAGTGCTGCCCAGAACTTTCTACTAGAAAGCTTAGTCTTCCAGTTAATCTTCATGTGGTTCTCCTTTCTTACGCCAAGCATCAATGTGCGCTTCCTTTGCAGCATCATAGAACTCCTGCTGCCTAAACCATGCACGCCACTCTTTATTGCCGCGCCCACGGTTGCACTTTCTACAAGCTGGGACTATATTGTATTTCACAGTGTGTCCACCCTGTGAAATAGGCACTAGATGGTCTCTGTCAAGCTTATCAGCAGCAGCGCGGCCTTCCTTCACTCCACAATATGCACAGGAAGCTCTAAAGAACAGCATGCACTCTTTCCAGTCAGCAAGGCTGAATTCAGGTATTTCGCCTGTCCTGCATTTCTCTTTAGATAAGAACTTATTGTGTCTACGCTTGTTACGAGCTACGCTACGCTTAATGTTCACACACTCTTTGCACTGTGCTGATGGCAGGCCTGTCATGCTCTGAGCATAAAACTCACTCACAGGCTTCTCTACACCGCAGCACTTGCACACCTGCTTAGGCATATCATAATGTAATACCAGTCTCTTCTCTTCACCCATAAATTTAAGTCTCCTCTTCAGTACCCTTAAGAACGACGCGCTCCGTCGTCACTGTCTGCTTTTCTACACCAAGAATGTTCTTACCAAGGGCGCCTGCTGCGGCCATTATCGAAAGTATTTCGTTTACGTTGGCAGCATCTGTACGCCGGCTCTCAGCTGCAGCATCTGATGTAATTGCAGCTTGTCCTTCAACTTTCTCAGGCACAGCTTCTACAATACGTCGCTCCTGCTCATTTGCTAGCTTCATCAATGTAGCTAACTCGTTGGGCTTCAGCGTTGCAGGGTCTAGGTAATCCAGCGCCTCAGTAACCTTTGCACGTAGCATTCTTGCCTGTTCGAGCTGTTGCCTGTTCATTTCTTGTATAGCTTCTATGCGCTCCTGAGCCATACCAGCATCTGTGTAGTTACTCCAAGCTACAATGCGCATTCTGAAGCGCCACTTGTTTGCCGTCTTAGTAACGGTTGCTGTACTGCAGTTGCACTCTTTTGCTAATTCAGTCCATGTAGGCATTCTACCAGGATAGTGCGCACGGTATGTTGTCCATATCTGCCATTCGAGGTTGCTTTCTTCAGGCTGTCTTTCATATATTGCTAGGCCTAAATCTGTAGCCAAATCTACCCAGTCTTTTGAAGCCGAAAGCGAATTTTTGAACTGTTGGGGAGTCTGCGTCGCAGCAGCTTTTGCTTTTGCTGCTACGAGTTCTGCTTGCGTCGCCTGTAGAGGGTCAGGTTCTACAAGGACTTCTACTGTCTCAGTCGTCTCTTCACTCATACTTTTCCCTCCTTATATTATATTATACGCGTGGGTGTACTTATTTTATACAGTAACCTGCAACTTTTGAAAAATTTCGTGTTGTAGAAGTTTGTAGCTGGAGTGGGCGTCGCAGGGCTTAATGGGTACTAAAATGTGCTCAAACTAAACCATAATTTTTGACTTTATGGTATTTGAGCAAACTGGTACTCATATTAACTGTCTTGCTCCCAGGATGTAATTAGGGAAGAAAGGGTACTATTATGTACTATAATGAAGTTTTAATGCAGGTTCTGGCAAACGAAGTTGATGGTAATGACACAATGCAGGTCATCTGTGAAAGCCTTGAAGGTATAGGTTTTAAAGCCTTTGGCGAAAGCCTCGACAACCTTGCAGCTGTTGTAAAGGATGAAAATGCACATATACTTGTATACCGTGCTATCCACAACAGCTCTGCTTCTAAGTATGTATTGCATACTGTAGAGACTCTCAGTATAAAGCAAGACTCATTTGGTATGATAGACGTTGCTTTAGCATTAAGAAGCGTAGAAGAGATAGTAGGCATTGGACATCATACGCATGTAGATAGCCTTACGTTTAATAAGGCATATTATACAGGACCTGTTTATACAAATAAGCAGAGTGAAGTAGTAGGAGAATACGATTACCTTAGTAGACTATATAAGTTGGATAATACCTACGTTCTAATCTAAGCACGGCAGAAAGAAGTAGGTTTATTTGCTGACCTATCGGCAATACGGGGAAAATATCTACTGTGCTGACCTATCGGCAATACGGGGAGAAAGAGAGGTACGTTATGCCGTACAACAATAACAATCAGGAAGTAATCAACATGAACAGTGCAGCTATACCTGCAGCAATAAGCTATGACTACATGTGTGATTTACGCTGCAGTCTGCTTAGAGGCGGCTATGACTTTGCTAGTTCAACTTTACGCACTATTGAATTAGTCGCGCCTAAAGTATACGAAGCTTTACCTGATGTAAGCTATACCTTTTGTGAAGCAAACTTTATCGTAGACCACCTTTGCTATGATAGGCCGCATAATCATGCAATGTATGATGCCACGTCTACCAAAGGCGTGTTCTACAGAACAGCTGAAGGTAGATTTGCATTCAGACCACTTACTGAAGAAGAAAAGGATATGCCCCTGTTAAAGCTTAGCGAGAGTCTTGCATAATACCTACAGCATGACCTGAGCAAGTCATTAAACTGCTCTACGGCTAAAACGGTAAAGCTTAGCAATATTCCTAAGGCAACATTTTATGCTGACCTATCGGCAATACGGGGAGAAAGAAGTAATACAATGAAGAGAATTTTGGTTGCTTGTGAAGAGTCACAAGCTGTGACAATGGCATTCGGAAAGCTAGGAGCCCTAGCATTTAGCTGTGACATTCAGGAGTGCTCAGGTGGGCATCCTGAGTGGCATATTAAAGATGATTGTCTTAAGGTGCTTAGACAAGATGTAACCTTTACAACGTGCGATAGAAAGAAGCACCATATAAAGGAATGGGACCTTATAATTGCGCATCCACCATGCACTTACTTGTCTAGTGCAGGCAACGCCTGGTTTAACACTGAACGGTATGGAGCTAAGGCGCTTGCTAGGTGGCAGCTACGTGCAGAAGCCATGGATTTCTTTATGGCCTGCATAAACGCTCCAGCAAAGCATGTATGCGTAGAAAATCCACTGGGTTATCCTAATAGAGCCTACATGGCTGCAACACAGATTATTCAGCCCTGGCAGTTTGGTGACCCTTTCTACAAGTGCACCTGCTTATGGCTAAAAGGGTTGCCTGTACTAGTACCTACGAAGGTATTAAGCAAAGCCGACAAAGAGTGGTATCAGCAAGCATGGTACTTAACTGATGATGAGCGAAGAAAGGTTCGCTCTAAGACATTTCCTGGTATAGCCGAGGCAATGGCTAACCAGTGGATAAAAGTTATATAATGGAGGTGATAATATGCAGAGGAGTAGAGGACCACCTGAGTAAGGCACTCACAAAAACTCAGGAACAAAACAATCATTATAGACCTACAAAAGTAGGAAGGCTAAAAGCCAGAAAGGAAAAGAACTATGAGCACTATCAACGCTAAGAAGTACGTAATTGTAGAAAACGTGAAAGATGGCAATACCGCATTTTTCGCATTTGCAGATGATACTGCAGGGCATGCCTTTGCAATAGCTCTTGACTCAGCACTTAATGGAGATACCATGAGTGATATATGGGTAAGAGAAGAAGACAGTCTGAGCGACTACTTTAGTGAGGAATACTATGGTGTGCTGGCTGTACCGACTAGTGAACATGTAACCGCTTGCATAACGATATGTACTACTGATAATAAGAGAATAGGCTTAGTACCTATAGTAAATGCTATTACAGGAAAAGAAGCAGCAGCACGACTCAATGAAGCTTTTATGAGGACAGACTTTAGAGCGCAGGCATAACATTAAGGAGGTGAGGCTATGCAGAGGAGTAGAGGACCACCTGAGTAAGGCACCCACAAAACTCAGGAACAAAACAATCACATGAACCTACAAAGTAGGAAGGCTAAAAGCCAGAAAGGAAAAAGAACTATGAGCACCATCAACACTAACGAGCACAACAACACCATGAACACCAACAATAAGGAGGAAGTAACTATGATGACCGTTGAAGAAGCTAAGAGAATAATTAAGGAAAGCCTTGGCAAGCGCATGACACTTGCAGAGGCAACTAAGATTGATGAGCTGCGTAAGTACGTCGCTGAGAATGAAAAGCAGAATGTAGCCAGCATCAATGCAAACAGCACAGTGGCTACACCTGTAACTAAGGCACCTACAAAGGCAGCTAAGCCTGCTGCAGCTAGCAAGGACACTAAGGCATATCGCACAAATATGGATGCTGGCGTGACGAAGATGACTAATGAAGAGCTCAGCCTTAAGTCCCTCTACGAGAAGTTCCCTGTTGTGCTTGCGCAGGGCACAATAATTAACCTCCTCCAGGAGGCTATTGATAATGGTGCCCTTATGGAGCTTATTAAGGCATCTGCAGATGCACACCACAGCGGCGATGTGCTCGCACAGGTTAAGGTACTGAGAACAAATCTCAGCTCTAAGAAAACAAACCTTAAGAAGGGTATTGGTACGCACGGAAGCGTTGAGATTGAGGAAATCCGGATTGAAACGCTGGATAAGTTCTTCAACAAGCTCTATGAAGAGCTTGGCGGAAAGAAAGCTGCTGATAAGTTTGGTAGAGTATCTGCTGATAACAAGGCTAAGTATGACCTCGATGATGAGGATATCAATGCCCTTGCTGAGTGCAATGATATTGCTGTGCTGACAGCATACTACAACAGCATAGCTTCATTCAAGACCAAGAATGCCCAGAAGACCAAGCACAAGGATGGTAACTTCTGCGGTTACTGGTCTGGTGCTGCGCTTGCACGCATCGATTATATGGTTGCAGTAATCAACCGTCGTCGTGAGATTATCCGCAAGGGTAGCTCACTGATTGTACCGGTATATGCGCCTAAGCCTAATGACTGGTACGATGCCGATGAACAGGCTACTGCTCAGCCTACCCAGGCAGAGGCACAGCTTGAGGCTCTTCGTACAAAGTTCACTGAGGAGTTCAAGGCAAAGAAGGGCGGCAAGGCACTCACTAAAAAGGAGCAGGAGATGATTGAGCTTGCTGTAGAAACCTACAGCAAGTTCATGTCCTAATAGGAGGTGACCAGGATGTATAGGAGTAGAGGACCACCGTAGTGAATAAGAAAATGTGCACTGTGCTTTTATTTTATGTTATAATAAATATAAAGGTATAGGGCCCTTATTTACAGGCTAGTGCCGGTTTACCTTAAACATGCGAGAAGTTTTCAGCAAGGCCTTTTTGCATACAAACTACAGACCTGCAATAAATTTTGATTGGCTAAATGCCAGAAAGGAAAATAACTATGTCGAACAATGCAAACAACGCTAACACCATCAACACCCAGAACATCAAGGAGGAGAACACAATGAACACCTATGCACTGACAGAAATTAAAGATATACTGAATACTACTGAACGCTTTATAGGCAATATATTTGACCTCAATGAAGCAGGCATGCAGAAGCACATACAGACAGCCGAAGAGGTAGGATATAGCTACAGCATGACTATAGTTGCCCTTGATGGCCGTAAGACTACCGCACATATGTATGTAGGTGGACCGCAGATGGAGGCACTGATTGACCTTATTGTATGCTCTTTTCACTTAAACAACGAAGCATATATGAAGTCAATAGAGACTGCAGAGCCTGGCTTACTCAGCTATCTTACTGAAACACCTACTGATACGATTGAAGCAGCATCGCTTAATAAGCTCTTTAGAACAGCATTATCAAGTAACATTTTACGCATTGAAATAGCTACAGGCGATGTATGCCTTGTATTTCCTGATAACGACCTTACATTCTACAATGCTGCAATACTCCAGTTTGTAACCGACATTGCTGACGAGAACGGATATGCCTTAGACTTCGTTCATAAAACCGTTGAAGGCTAATAAGTTTAAGAAGGCATAGCAGCATAAATCTACTGTAGTGTTTATCCATGAAAGGAGGTGATAGGTATGCATAAAGATATGAGAGGCCCCGCGGCTCGGAGCCGAGCAGGCTTTGACAAGCTCCGAGACGTGACGCGGCCGCGCTGCAAAAAGGCTCAGGATAGGCTCCGAAATATCTCGGGGCATGCAGCCAGAGACTGGGGCCCCGCGACGCTGCGACCAAGCCCATCATGTCGAGCCGTCATCCGAGCGCCGCCGGTCCGCTCAGGCGTATCAGTAGCTCTTCGTGAAAGCATAAATTTTGGCTAAATAAAAATATGCAAACTGTGGGCTATTTATGCGTTATAATATATATAACGAAGAGAGAATAGAATAAAGCTCTTCGGGCGCGCGGCGCGCGTCGCGCGTAACTCAGGACGGCCAGCCGATTGGCTGGACCGAAAAATTTTTGATTGGCTTATAAAAGCCGGAAAGGACGTAACGTCATGAAAAAGCAGAACACAACCAACACAACCAAGAACATCAAGAACGAGGCCGTAGAGAACCAGCAGGCCGAGCAGGCTCAGGTTACAGGCGCTAGCCTGTTCCAGACCGTAGCAAGCTCAACCACAGGCAGAAGCATTCCTGGTGCTATTGAGCTGCAGCAGTTCAGCCAGACGATTGCAAACGAGCTGTTTGCAACTATCTCCAAGTCTACTGACGCCGAGCTTATTGCAAGCATTCAGCCGATACTGGCATCTGGCGATTACGCAAATACTTGCGAGCTTATCGGCAAGTTCTACGACGACGCAACGATTGCAGATAAGACCAGCTTCCTGAAGTCTTGCAGCTCAACTGAACTTGACAGGCTTCTCGAGTCCAGACGGTCTGACCGTTCAAAGGCTAGAAAGGCTGGACTTGCTCAGAACTTCCCGCGGTTCTTGGCTGACGTCATAGCTGAAAAAGCAATCAGACTGACTTCTGGCAAGCAGTATAATCAGAGTGGCACAGGCACAACGGCTATTGACGTAGAAGCGCTGGCTGCAGACCAGGTTGCACTGAACAAGAAGATACGGTCGCTGCAGAGCCGCATATCGGTACTGCGCAGCAAGCTGCAGTTTGCACCGGCTGACCATCCCGGCCATGCTGAAATCGCAAGACTTCAGGAACAGGTCCGCGAGCTGCAGGCTCATCGCGTATCTACAACGGCCCATAAGACCGTGGCTGTAACGGACAAGCGCTCGCTGGCTGAAGCAGTGGCAAGCATGAGCGACGACGAGAAGGCAGAACTGCTCAAGCAGCTGACCGAGCTCACTACCACCAAGTAATAGAACGTGAACGGCTGGCTGTAGAAATGCAGCCAGCCAGCTTTATTTGAGAAAGGACGAATTATCATGAAAATATACCAGCTCTTTATGACCTTCTATGCAGACACAGTTATCATCGGCTGCTGGCACTACGACCAGATAGTAGAAGGCTGCGTGATAGCAACTGTACTTGCTGTGGACAAGTGCGGTGAGACCGGAAACATTGAGTCCAATGCTATCCTGCGCTACGACGTACGCAACGACTACTATATCTACAAGCTGCATACTGTGGATGAGTCTGGCCAAGAGCAGGTGGTTGACGTACCTGTAAGTGTCTTGGATGCAAGCATCTGCATACGGGCAAATCATCGTAACAGCAGCGCCGCGTGGGGTATGCTAGCTAAGCATTTGCCAGTCCTACACAGCCACAGCTTTGCACCATGGGAGATGGCCTTCATATCCATCATTAACCAGCTGAGCTTCAGAGCTAATGACTCTAGATACATTACCGGCGATGATGACGAATTCATACTGGAAGACACTCTGCACATGCGCACCATTCTGAAGGTGGATGAGTCCTGCGAAGACTATCTGCACCTACATGATATAAACGAGCCCGAGCAGCAGTTCAGGTTTACAGAAGACGAGAACGGCATCCAGCTGCTCAATGAAACTACTGGTGAGCTTTATGACATGAAGCTAAGCACCAGGAATGGATTGCGCTTGCTGACATTCAAGGATGCTGACTGAGCACCAGCACCTGAGCTGATTTGAACTGAATATTTTATCCGCGTTGTGCACCCGCACGGCGCGGATTTTTTTTATCTGAAAAATCTACAAGTCCTTTTGCCCGGGGGTTGCGGCGTCGCTGCGCCGACCTAGTGCCGCTATTGGCCGGAAATTCCAGGATTTTTCGCCGGAGCCCCGCGGCGCTGGGTGGCCGGAACGGCAGCAAATTTTGAATGCTGCGTGAAGTTCTACTGATGTGGGATGCCGAAGCGTCGCCGCGCCGCAGGATGCTGAAATTATGGGGGGGGTGTTCATGGGTCCGTGCGGGCCGGCGCCGCAGCAGGGCAAACCTCGCTGCATCGCAGCTTTCCGCGCATTTTTGGAAAAATTTTGGCTAAATTTAGGAGTCATTTTTGTCCATTTTTCCAATTTGCACTTTTGGCTAAAATCACTGGAGGGGCCCCGCGGCGCTGGGTTGAAAACGGTTACAACACTGTGTTGAAAGCAGTCGAAGGGGGGGGCGCTGCGGCGTCGCTGCCATGTATATTGTTAGCATTCCAGCGCCGCGGCGTCGATGTTGGGGCGGTTGGATGTGAGCTTTGGAACGACGCGGCGAAGCGATGTTGGAAGGGTGCGTCGCGGCGCGGCTGAAATGGAAAATAGGTATATATGACCCCCGGTACCTTGGGGCCTTAAATGACCCTCAAAACCTTAGGGCCTTAACTCCCCGAATATCTATATAGGGAAAAATTTTTGGAATGGGTATTTTATTCCACTCCTACTGAGATTGAGCATTTTATTCTATTCCTATTTTGGAATGGGGTTGACCTTCTTGGCTAATTTGCTTGTCTTGGACTTTATACACATACATACATACATATATATATATATATATA